AGATACCAAGCTGTTAATAAGAAAGGTAGAGCGTTGAGAATCAAACTTGAAGGTATTGAAGATACTTATGTAAATAACTTCAAAATTGACTTGTGGACTGGAGAGTAATTCTCCAGTCCTTTATTTACACTAATTAATGGAGGAGTATATGAAAGCATTGAAAGGTGGTTGGAAGGAGATACCCATTTTGTCTGGTTCAGACGCAACAACTCTCATAACTATTGCTAAAATAAAGGAAAATGAAGAAATCGTTTTGTTTGACGGTAATAAATATATTAATGGCAATGCTGGCAGTGTTACTGAACAAGGAGCTCCTTGGGATTTGAGCGAAGCTGGGGATACTGGAATTAATTATGATATTAGTGCCCAAACTTCTTCCCCAGCCTTTGTAAGGTTTTCTTCTAATGGTTCCACAATGTATGTGGTTGGTGGTAGTGAAAAGACTATATTTCAATATGAATTAGAGAGAGCTTGGGATGTATCATCTGCGAAATTTAGTAAGGAGTTTTCTTTGAATTCAGAGCTAACCCAAGATGCTCCTCAAGGTTTGTTCTTCTCTCCAGATGGTAAAAAGATGTATGTTTCCGAATGGACAACAGGTAAAATATACCAGTATAACTTGACAACTCCATGGGACGTTAGCACAGCAAATTATGCTAACGTTACTTTCTCTTTGGCATCTCAAACAACTCAACCTGCTGGACTATTTTTCAGTCCTGATGGAACAAAGTTCTGGGTGGGAGATATTAAAAATTCCTCCATTCTTCAATATAACCTTTCCACTCCCTGGGACTTATCTACTGCAAGTTATAGTAATAAAAGTTTTTCCATACAATCACAAGATTCCCCCAGAGACTTGGCCTTTTCCGTAGATGGGACAAAAATGTTCGTTTTTGGTGGGGGAAACAAACAGGTATATCAGTATAACCTATCTGAACCTTGGGATGTTTCTTCTGCAACATATAGTGGAGTTGCGTTTAAAGTAACAGGCTCATATGGAATGTGTATATCTTCTGATGGATGTTTATTGTATACCATAGATTCTGGAACTGACAAGGTTTATCAATATTCCCTTTTCCGTTGTTCTATTGATATTTCTTCTTTCTCTCTATCAACTGTTCCTCAGAAGGCGTTTAAGAAGGACTTTCCTTCAGTCTGGGTATCTATTCCTTTTGAACAAGAAGAAACTGATAATGATTGGTATCAATATCAGGTAACTGTTACTGAAAAGCTCAAAGAGATTAAAGTATTATCAGGTTCTGATAAGAATACCTTAAAAACAATGGATGAAGTTGTGACTGGTGAAAAAGTTATACTGTATAACAGTGTGGATGGAGTTAAGGAAGGAGAGATAGAAGGTGTTAGTCTTAATGAGTCGCACATTAGTGAGGCTGTGCTTGAAATCAGCAAAGATATAAGTAGTGTAACTGATTTCCCAAACAATGTATTTTTCTCAAGTGATGGACAGTATATGTATATAACATCACCCAGCACCGATACTAATAAAATTTACCAGTTTCGTTTGTCTAATCCCTGGGATATTTCGTCTTTTAATAAGATAGCTGAAATGGATTTTTTAGATCCTACAGCTATCTTTTTTAAAGAGGACGGAACAGCAGTATTTATTTATTCTCAAGATAAACATAGATTAAATAAGTTCACTTTAACTACACCATGGGATATAACTAGTCGTGTATCTGCAGGTTATAAAGATTTTTCTTCTGATAGTGCTAACGCATTTTTAGGTATGTTCTTTAACACAGAAGGAAATATGCTTTTTGTTTCAGAAGGTACAACAAAAAGCATACGCCTGTATAACTTATCTGTTCCTTGGGATGTTACAACAATGAGTTATTCAGGTGTGAGTTTGGATATGTCAAGCTTTTTTAACCCTCCCCATCAGCTTTTCTTCTCTCCTAATGGTAAGAAATTATTCGTTACTGGTCATAGTGGCTCAAAAATTGTTGAATTTTCGCTTAGTAAACCTTGGGATATCACAACTGCTAAACATACAACTACTGTTAGCGTTGAGGGAGAATCCTCTTTGAATGGGCTTTTCTTTAGTTCAGATGGACACAAGATGTTTGTTGTTAGTGAATACCCAAATAATGTTGTTTTACAGTATTCTTTACCTGACTCTGTTTATCCCTACTATCAATCAGACATTTCCTCCTTCAACCTTACCAATCCTCCACAAAGAGCTTGGAAAGAACCAACCAAAGTTTATGTTGCGATGGAGTCCACACCTGATAGATGTCTTTGGAAAGATAAAGACATTAGTGACAAGATTCAGAATGCTACAACTAACAGTTTTGAGTTAGCTGAAGACTTAAGTAACATACTAAAAGTTGGTGATGAATTGATAGTAAATGGGAATACTGTTCAAGTAACATCTTATGATATTACGAACGATTTTGCTCTCGTATTTAGTGAGGATGGGAATACTAGACATAACTTTAGTTCAGTTTTACAAGTAGGTTTTGATGTTTATGTAGGAGCAGAATCTTGTATGTTTAAATTTGACAAATTTGGTAATCTTAAGAAAGCTGTAGTACTACGAGATGATACGCATAATTGTTATATTACCATCACATCAATGAAGTATTTTGATGGTTATATTTATGCAATTGGTTCGGATAATCATAATTTAGGTTACTATCTCAAGATAAATCCCGAAACATTAGAAGTAGTAATAGCAAAAGACTCTGTGTCCACTTTAACAGATATTGAAGTTTATGAAGAAGGTATTTTTGTTTGTGGATATGAATCTGGTGATTCAGCAGATTATGGTTTCATTAGGAAACTAAATCATAATCTTATGTTTGCAACAGGAAAGAGATTTACAGGAGGTAATATAAGAATCTACGATATTTATTTAACACATGATGGAATAACAGCTGTTGGTTATGAAAAATCTAACGGAAGAGCAATATACATCACTAGTGATTTGAACTTGATTAACGTATCTTACCAACAAATATATTATGGGACATCAGTACAGTTTAGTTCAGTTGCACCTGGTAAAATTGTAACTGGTGATAGGTTGATTTTTGATTCAGTTAACACAAAGCCATATATATACTACTTAAGTGATTTGAACAATACAGTTCGCATTTCAAAACTTTCTACAAACGGAGATAAACTAATAGGTGCAGGTTATTTTGTTGAGAGCTCCACTCAACATCCAGCCATCTTTGATTTTAATGAACAGAAACTTTTAGTCATTACAGCATCAGATTTTTCCCAAGTTAGGGACATTCATGTGTCAAACAATTGCATAGCAATTTGTGGTTATTCCTCAACAGAAGATTACCTGATATTACTCCCACTAGACTTTGACAAGGTTCCGTCGTCAATAACCGTTGGTGAGAAAACAGTTTACTTTTCACTTTATACCCCTAGTAAACAGCAAGAAAATCTTAATCCGAATAGCCACGACCATAGATCTTACATTAGTAATGATTCTGCAAGTTTTGATAGCATCAACACTGACATCCTAAGCGATTCTACAGTATTTAATGTAGGTGGAAAGCCTCTTAGGTTTGTGGTTACAGTTCCAGAACAATCTTCAACAATAACCTCAGTTATCATTCCTCAAAGAACAGAACCTCAAACTCTACAATATAGAACCTACTTATCAGACCAAGATGTTATTAAATCAAGATACCAAGCTGTTAATAAGAAAGGTAGAGCGTTGAGAATCAAACTTGAAGGTATTGAAGATACTTATGTAAATAACTTCAAAATTGACTTGTGGACTGGAGAGTAATTCTCCAGTCCTTTATTTATTTTAATAAGGAGGATACAATGAAATTCAAAATTGAAAAGAAGCAAGTAAAACCTTTCATGTTTAAGAGGGTGATTAAAGAAATCCCTGACGAAAAGCCTTACGGACATAAGAAGTACCAGCTACGTTATAGAGTAAATGAAGAAGTATTTGACCTACATGATTCAGTCGCAGACAATGCCAAGATGATTTCCCTTATATTTGCTCTCCTTTCAAGGATTTGGGAAGAGGCCATCCCAAATGAAATCAAAGATAAGATGGATAAGGAAACTCGTGAAATGATTGAATATGCATTTAGCAAATATCATTCAATTCAAACTCGTGCTGATGTAGAGTTTCTAATAAATGGTAAAGAGTTAATAGATAAACTTATGGATAGACAAGATAAGATAGGTAAACTCTTTAAAGAGATTTATGGTATTAAGGAGAGTAAATAATAGATACACAACTATCATTTAATCAGACAACTAATGTTTCATTTATTACTTCTAAACAATATTAAATGAGGTAGAAGTGAGTTTAGGAAACTTCTTTTTCAGAGGAGGTAAGGGAGGGTCTCCCTCCTTTCCTATTGGATTTGAATTTGCTCCTGATGGTTCTTTAAGATTAACAGGTAATGCTACAGTCTTTAATGATCAGTTAACTAATAGGATTACTGGTGATCCTAACATAATTGAATATGCTTTAGCTTCCACCAAATATGAACAGAAGACTGAATACGCAGTCTACAAGAATAAAGTTTGGATAAAAACATCTCTTAATCCCAGAGAGACTAAAACCTATAAATTCGTTCCAGGTTCAGGTAGTGCTAACAATAAAGCTGTATTCCTCCTTTACGATGATTTTGATATCTTAGATGAAGATACTTGGACTTACCAGTATGGAGGGCTTGACGCTAACAGTCATTTAAAGGTAAATGGAGGAAATAACATCCTTGGTACTAAGTCTAAGATATCCATTCCCACTAATGTAGTAATAGAATGGAATATGTATTCCAAAGATATGGACTTTGACTCAGGTATTAGACTGGGCTCCCTTTATTTAATTTCTGATAAAGGAACTGGTAATCATTCTATCTGTACTAGTTTGTGTTATCCTAATGGTTCTCAACAACCTAATAAGTGGAATGATTATCAAGCTATTTTAACACCTACCCAGACTATCTTTAAGAACCTAACTGTTAATAAAACAGTTAAATCAGTAAGTATCCTTTACAAAGGTGGGGAATACCTCCAATTTGTTTGTGACTCAGACACTACATCCAACCCACTATTAGTAGATTATATTTGTGTTAGAAGATACTTTAATGAAAGTGATATTGATATCTCTGTAACTACTGATGAAAAAGGAAATAAGTTAGTTCAAATAACTAACTTATCTGAAACTCCTTACTATGACATACAAGTTCCTATTGATGCAATACCTCTTGATTATTACACTGTATATGCTGAAGTTATTTCTCCCACCTTCACTACTCTAGCTTTTCCTCCTAATACTATTAGCTCCATCTCATTCTTTACTCAGTTCAACCACTCAGTTAAATATGATAGTAATTGCATGTTTCATATACATTCTTTCATTCCTCCTGATGCTAATCCTGGAAAGGTTAGGTTGAAACTGGAGTGGGAAATTATTCCAGTAGAAATTATAAATACTGGTTCAGAATATCAGCAAGTTAGTACTACGGACAAGAATGTTAAAACTATAACCAAAACTTTTGAAATAACGGAAGATATGATTGGTAAACATGTTTTGCTTAACTTTGGAGCTATTGACCAAGTTAAATCACTATCCCAGATAGTATTCCACAGATTAACTAGGTTAGGGACTGATAATGATGACACTTTCAACAGTGAATTACCGATACTTTATGTAGATTGGCATACTGAGATGGATTCAATTGGTTCTCAAGAAGAGTTCAAGAAATAATTGAGGAGTTAAGTTATGATTGAAAGGGAATTAGTCTTATCTCAGTTAACCACTGTTTATATACATCGTTATTACCCTGAATGGAAGCAAAGGAGCGATGAAGCTGATTGGAAACTTCACACTACCAAACTTGTAACTTACTCTAAAGGTTCTCTTACAGTAGATAAAATAGGTCAACTTATTTATGAGTCCTCAGCCAAGATTTTAGAAGGGGTATCTGATTTTAATACTGAACTAGAGAATCTTTGTAAGGTATTTGACTTGAGGGAAAGTTGGGAACAACTACTCAAGGTTGGAATTAGGACTGGTTGGTTAGGTATAATCAAGCAACTACATAAACAAATCCTTAATGATTCCTCTATTCCTGATAATAAGATCTATTTTGCAACTAGGGAGAAGTATATCCCTCTTACTAAATTTCTACCTTAAGAGGTGAGAAATGATCCAAGTATTTGATAAGAATGGAAATAAGATTGCTGAATCTAATAGTAGCATTTCAGTAGAAGTAGAGAATTCTAGAAGGGATTGCATGGTTTACATTGATTATACTAAAGGTAGTGAAGATTCTATTACTGTTTCTTTTGGAGCTAAAGAAGTTACCACAGGTGAAATATTTCCTATTCAGCAGGATGATGGTTCTAACTTAGTTGAATATAAAAGAGCTCTTAATGCAGGCAAGTATAGGATTTACCTTCCTATGGCTCAAAATGAGGAAGCTTTACAGGTTAATATTTCTATGAGTGGCGATTTATCTTCTGAAGGAACTGTTAAGGTATGGGTTATTCCTATGTATAAATCCTACTAAGAGGTAATCAATGCTACCAATTTTAACAATACTCGTAAAGTTTCTATTCAGCAGAACTGGTATAGCATTATTATCAACAATCTTCATTTGGGGAGAACTAACATTCTTTAAGATAGAGACTGAGATATTACAAAACAAAATTATCTCCCTTAAGCAACAAATTAAACAAAAACAAGCTACCATAGATAACCTTAACAGCCAACTCAAAGTTATTCAATCTCAACTTACAGCCTGTTACTCCACTTATAACTCTTACAGACAAACTTGTGAACAAGTAATTAGAGAAAGAGATTCTTTAATCACTAAGCTAACTAAGTTAAAAACTACTATCCACAAATTAGAACATACTAACAAAGTTTTAAAGAACCAAACTATTAAGGTAGAAGTTAATCCTAGTGATGAGGTAAGCAATGTTCTCCAATTTAAGGATTTTATTTCTAATAATTCCTCTACTGCTAAGTAGTTGTATTACTACTCAACCCAGTCAACCTAAAGTGGTTTATAAAACCAAAGTTGTTTATAAATGTGATTTACCTAAACTTCCCAATCCACCTCAACCTCCTCAGGTTAATTTATATAAAGTTAACCTGAACAATAAAGTCTATTACTGCTATGATTCAGATTCTGCTTATCAAGTTTCTCAGTACTTAATTCTTCTCCAAAATTATTTACAGTCTTGTAGATTGATCACCCAACAAGGAGTATCAAATGGAAATAGTAGAACTAATGGACAAGGCAATTAGAGAATACCCAACTTGGAAATTGGTTGTAGTTTCTATGTCTATGGGAGCAGGAGGAGTAGGGGGATATTTCTTAACTAGGACTTTTTATGGATTTATGGCAAAACTTATCATATCAGTTCCAATTGATAAACCTAAAACTGATGAAAAAGTATTAGAACTTCAGTTTAAGAATATTGAGAACCTTATTAACAGTATAGAAAAACTAATAGAATCTAGAGATAGGACTAATGATGCTAATAATCAACTAATCACTGAAAAACTAGAGGAAGTAAAATCCTTACTGAATAGCATGAAGAAAAAGCTAGAGGAAGATATTCCAAAGAAGCTAGATGAAATATCTGATAATGTTAAGAATATCACTTGGAGGAGCTAATGACTTGTGACAAATCCTGTGGACTAGATACCTGTTCTATTATCAGTATGAAGGAAATCCTCCTCAACATTCACTATCCTGAGATAAAAGAAAATCCTCCATTTGAACAAGTTGATACAGATTTGAGGATAACTGCTAGTGGATGTAAGTGGTTGTCTATCATAGCTAGAACTATTTCTAATACATTTATGGAAATGAGGTATTGTAGACTGAAGTTTTATCCTGAAACTTACAACATAATAAGGCTAAAATATTCTTTGTGGTCTTTGTGGTATCATCAATTAATCAACTACATCTCAATCTTAGCTTATCGTAATTGTTCTTTATACCCTGAACCTATTTTAGAGACTGCTAGAGAAGTTGAAGAAAAGTATTCAGAAGAGTTAAGAAACCATAATCATGAATTAGCCAATTTATTCCTTAAAACTCACTCTAAAGTATTCCAAGTTTTTATCAAACGCTTAAGGTATATATTAGATTTGAATCTACCTTATGAAGAAACTATTGATAATATAGGGATGCTTTTATCAGGTGGATTAGCCTATTCTATCTGTGAAGTAACCTCATTGGATTCATTCTTACAAAATGACCCTCATGTCTTCATATTACCAGAGGTATTTTACCTTAATAAGGAGATTAACATTTTTAACTTAGTACTTTCAGAATTCCCAGAAACCAAGTTCAAAATATATTACATTAACCCTAGCCCTGAATCTAGAACCATTGTTAAGTGGTATTTAGAGCAAGAAGGACTAACAAAGTTAGCAATAACTTACTAAAGGAGTAAAGTGATGGAAACCCTTAATCCGATTCAAATGTTAACTATTTCTAAACTTTTGGGATTAGTACTGTTCATAATGCTATCACTAGTTACCATAACCTTAACTAGAATGAGCGTACTCCACATTTTCCAAAAAGAGTTTGAGATTATCCACAAGAAGGTATTTGAAGAAGGCAATATTGCAGTAGCTATTTATTCAGGATTAATAATAGGATTAATAGCTTTAGGATTAATCTATGCTTTTACCAACTTCATGCTTTAGGTAGAAAGCTATGAAGAAGTCAATTCTGATTTTTCTTATTTGGCTGTTTATAGGATTTTTTAATACTGCTCAAGGGTTAACTATTGACCAAGTAATAAACAACCATAAATATGATGTTTATTTTCAAAGGTATGGTAAAAGGTATTTTTGGTGGTTGGACTGGAGATGGTTTAAAGCTCAAGCAATTCAAGAGAGTTTGCTAAACCCTAAAGCTAAGAGTTATGTAGGTGCTCTAGGATTAATGCAGATTATGCCTCAAACAGGTAAATGGCTAGGTATTAAAAACCCTAACCTACTCCTTATTCCAGAAGTTAATATAGCTACTGGTATTAAGTTTGATTGGATAATAGCTAAGTGGTGGAGGAAGAAGTTTCCAAAACTAGAATACTTAGAAAAGCTTAACTACATATTTGCTAGTTATAATGCTGGTATGGGATGGATTTATAAAGTGTGGAAGGATGCAGGAAGGCCTTACTATTGGAAGGAGTTTAGGGAAAACTTATGCAAGTTTACTGGAAAGCATTGTAGGGAGACTATTACTTATGTAGATAAGATTAACTACTACTATTTCAAACTAAGTAGGTGAGGTTGAAATGGTCTTTAAGACTTCTCAACTCCAGCAGATATTCCTTGATTCTGAAAAGCCTTATCTAATCAGGGTAATATTCTTTCAAGGCATTTCTTTGATATCCAAACTTATTAAGTGGTTTACTAGGAGTAAGTTCTCTCATGTAGGATTTGATTTAGATGGTTATTATAGAGTAGAAGCTTGGGAAAATACTAGACATAAGTACTTAGGAATCTTTGGAGCTAAGTGGCAATTAACTACTCCTAGCTACCATACCAAAGGTACTCCTTATGTAGTCTTGGGTAAAGAAGTAGACTATGAAACTTATACTGAATATTTCAAGATATTGGATTTTATTTGTCAAGCAGGATTACCTTACGACTATACTGAAATAATTAAATTTGTTATCAAAGGTAAGGAATCAGAACCTAATGGTAAGTTTGTATGTTCTACTGGAACTTGCTTTATCTTACAATACTTAGGTGTTCTACCAGAAGAAATACCTTACTGGAGACAATCTCCTGAAGATGTATATGAATTGTGCTTAGCTAATGGATTTAAACTAATTGAAAAAGGAGTAATTGAATAAAAGATTCATGTGGAATAATTGTATAATAAGAAACTTAATTGTGATTAAAGCTAACTGAGGAGTAGGAATAGATGGGAGTTTTTGATACTGCTTACTATACTAAGTACCTGCAAGCTAAAGATAAGATTAAACAAATTAGGTCTTTAGTAGAATCCGATCCTAACTTAAACTGTAATTCAGTATTAGATGAATTAGAAAGCTATTTAGATAGTGTTACTGATTCTTTAATTGATGCTTGCAGTTCAGCTTACAAAACAGCAACAGATTTAGTACAGTGTATAGCTAAAGAATTTGATGGAATAGATGTTCAATCAGAACTCCTTAAGAAAGCTCAAGATTTACTCACTTCTGGTTCTCCTGTTAGCAACTTAGATAAACTTAACAGCAAGTTACAGGAAATTTCTGAAGCTAATAACCCTTGTGATGCATTAAACTCTAATTCAGAGTACTTAAATTCTCTAATAGAAGAGATAGGGAATATTGCTAGTAAGCTATCCTCTGTATTAGGAGGAGTGAAGGATTTAATTAGCGATATTATTAATGTTATTAAAGAAGTCTCTAACTTCCTTAACTGTTTAAGTGCTGTTCAGCAAGATGCTCTTTCTGCTAGTTCTATCTTCAACGAATCTGCTCATCAGATTTATCAAGAAACCTTAAATGTTCCTAAAGATGTAAAAGACAAAGCTAGTTATGTGGTTAACAAAACACTTTCTCCTAAAGAAAAGTTCCAAGATTACCTAAATGATTTACAGGAGATTGTTTAGATGAAGGGATTAGCTAGATGTACTGATTTAACAGCTGGAGTGTGTTGTTGTCATGATGGGTGTATAGGTACAGTAGGAATTATTGTTAATTGTTCTGGTAATACTAGTACTAATCAAAAAGGGAACGCTAGATGTTATGATCTAGTTATAGGGAATTGTGGACATTTAGGTATTATTGTTACTTGTTCTGATACTGTAAGGGTTAATAAGATAGGACAGGCTAGGTGTGGAGATGTAGTGGTAGGGTGTTTAAATCATATTGTTGTTAGTTGTTCAGAGAATAGCAACACAGCCTAGCTAACAGTAGCTAGGCTGTACTCAGTATTACATAAACAGCTGAGTTTTAACCAAGCTAATTTTCTTGGAAACCTTTTCATGATATATTTTAGCGTAAGGAGAAATCCCATAATACCTTCTAATGGCCTCTTTCCAACTACCAGTCTGGTTGTAATAGTACCTTAAGATATAAGCTCCAACTTTAATGTTAACATCAGGATAAACTAACACAGATTCAGGAATGTTAAGAGTCTCAGACCACACTTTAGGATTAACTTGCATTATTCCTATACATCCATAGTTAGAACACGCATAAGGATTAAAATGAGATTCTTGCCAAGCTATTGCTATTAATATAGATAGAGGTACATTAAACTCTTTACTAGATTCTACTAAACTTTTAGCTATCAGACTAACTTGGTTAGAAGGAAGTTTAGGATTTACTCTTTTGATAAATGACTCTAGTTTATTAAGGACTGAAGGTTTTGGTTTAGTCTCACAATGATTAACTTTAGCCTCTAAGTTAACTAACCTACTCCTTACTTCATTAAGTTCTTGATTAAGCTTAGCTTGAGTCTCCTTCTGCTGAACCTGTACCTGCTTTATAAGTGTTTTAGCTTCCTGCAAGGAAGAGTGAACATAAGACAAAGTTAGAATAGAATTAAGCCCTAGTAAGGCTAAGATAGAACCTAGTAAAAGTTTGGATTTCATATCTACCTCACTATTCAGCTTTCTTATAATTCTTTGCGTGAACAATAAAATCAATCCCACACTTATTGCAAGTACACAAAAGCTTTTCAAACTCTGGGAACTCTGAAATTTCCAAATAAGAGGATTGGCATACTGGACACTTCAGTTTCCAATCTTTATTAACCTTACAATCCCTTTCCAGTTCCTTAAATCCCATAACATTAACTCCTCTTAACTTAGTTAGGTTAAGGATAAGAGCTCCCTTCTTGGGGAGCTCTAAGTTAAACTAGTTTAAGGAGTAAGGCTTTTCATTTTTTCAATAATCATATCAATCCCTTCATCAAAGTTCTCTTCTATCAACCTCTTCCTTCCCCAAGGATTGGATAAACTAATAACAATATTACCCACCTGATACTTATCATAACCAGCTTCAATAAATTCCTGCTTTTTCTGGTTGAAAATTTCTCTGAGTTCCATTAACTTATTAGCTCTTTCCTGTCTTAGAGCTAATCCTTCTGAAAGAGGAACATTTTCAGCTTTGTCAATTTTCTTAATCAGGTTGTAGAAAGTAGAAGCTGGAAAACGACTATCCGTGGCGTAGCACAGTCCAAAGGTTACTAAGCACATTTCTCCAATAGTATCTTCCACTATAAACTCAGTTTCGTTTGGTACAGTTTTGATAAACTCTTTATAAACCTTTAGAGCTTCAATTGACTTATCCTTGATATTAGGAGCTTTTTCAATGTTCATGTCAAGTATGTACTTAGCATCTTCAAATGGAATTACTAAAACTGGTATTTCTCCACTAACTCCTAACTTCTTTAGAGCCATTAGCCTATGCTGACCATTAACAATCCAGTACTTACCATTACTTTCATATCCAATAAGAGGGTCTAAGAAACCTAGCTTGGTCATAGACTTAACTAAGTTGTCAACATGCTTTTCGCTAATTTCCCTTTGTAGTGGAGAAGGTTCAATTAAGTTGATGTCAACTAGCTTAATAACCCTTTCCTTACCATTAACAGGTTCAGTGTACTTCAATTCCATCTTAACCTCCTTTTAGAAGGATTTTAATTATGTCTGTTTGCCATGTTCTTTGCGAAGGTAAATGCTTTACTGATTCCTGTCTTCCCTCTAAAGAGGAAAACCTTTTTCATAGAAGGATCATAGTACAGAGCATAATGTGGTGAAGCAACAACAAGGGTGGGAAGAATTTCTCCACCCCAAATTGACCGTCTTCCATACTCATACACTTTTATGTGAGTATTAGGAGGTTGCAAAATCGGATACTGTGTATCAGATTCATAATCATAAAAGAAGGATATCTTTTCTCTAGTTCTAGGAGTCACTACTTCTACTGGGTTCCAGTCTTCCTTTTTAGAAAGGTACCAATTATTTACTCTTTCTTTCATCTTCACACCTCCTAATCCGTTTTCTTTAAATATAACCAGATTAAGAGAAAATGTCAACCTTTTTTCTTAAAATCTACCCTCTTTTTTCCACAATGCTATTAACTTCAACTGTTCCAAATCTTCCGTTGAAATTTTGTAAAACCTAATTAATCTAACTTTTCCAAAATTTCATAAAGTACACCAGAAATAGTTTTGTTAGTAACATCTACAACCTTAATGTCTAAATCAGGAAATTGAACTGGTAGATTCCTGTATAGGTTGTTTAAAAAGTCCCACTTGCCTTTCTTCTCATAGTAATCCCTATCAGCTTTAATAAAAGGTTGGTTTCCAGTAAGGATAACTACTTTATATTCGCTAAATACTTTTTCAAACACATCACGATTAATCTTTACTAAAGTGTTAACAATCTTATCATCTATACCTAACATTTTAGAGTACACATAGGTAGACAACCAAAATCTATCAAATACTGTATTTTCTTTTACCGTTAAATAATCAACTAAGTTAGAACAAGTATGTAACAATTGTCTTTCTACTGGATTCCAATCAAAATTCTCCTTTACTTCTCTTTTTATCCAACCTAAAATACTATTAGGATTAGGTTGTCTAATCCAATCCCATTCTAATACTTGAGCTAAGTACTTACTGATGGTAGTCTTACCTAACCCATCTGCTCCTTCAACGATTATAGCTTTCATCTTCATTCCTCACTACTTCAAATCCCTTGGTTTTAAGTAAATTGAGTTGTTCTTCTCCTATCTCATAAGCTATGAAATTCCTATTCCACTCTCTAGCTACTTCAATAGTAGTGCCTGAACCTACGCAAGGGTCAACCACTAATCCTCCTTCAGGAGATAAAATCCTAACTATCATCTCTAATAGCTTAGGAGGCTTTCTTGTAACTCCAGCTTGTTTTCTTACAGCAGGAATATTCCAGACATCGTGAAGTTGTTTACCGTTGTTATAAGTCTTAGACAACTCATAATCAAAGTACCATTTTCCTGGTTTATTGAACCAGAGTAATATTTCGTTGGAGTAAACTAAACTTCTCCTGTGAACTGAAGGAGCTGGATTAGTTTTGTGCCAAATAATGTGATGTCTAAACTGAAAACCATATTTCTCTAACTTCAAGAAGTAAGGGATTAATGAACCGTACACTCCTGATATAACTATATTACCTCCAGGTTTGAGAACTCTTTTTGCACCTGATACTAACTGCTCAGCAAACTCTTCTAAATATTCTTCTGAAACTAAATCCCAGTCTCCTTTTTTAGGTTCATACCCCTATCAAAGGATTATTTAGGATTTCATTTCTACTTATACCATAAGGAGGATCAGCAAATATTAAATCTACTGTTTCATCTTCTATTTCCTCAAAACCAAAGAAAGACTTAGCATAAACAACATTAACTCTCATCTTCCTCCATCCTTACTTTCTTTAAAGCATTCTAAGTTCCTTAACAAAGTTGTTAAGAACCTCTCTTTCCTTCCAAGTTAAAGAGGTTAAACACTCTCCTTTCTTCCTGGTGTAGAGAACCTCAGACCAATCTTTACCTACCATAGCTAACACTTCCCAGCTAACCCTATCAGAAGCCTTAACTTCAAATAAAACTTCAGAATACTCCTTACCCTCTTGGATTTCCTTAACAATAGCGTTAAACTTCCTTAGTATCCCCTCTAATTTTCTTCTACCCATAGTACCCTCCTCATCGCTTAACTTTCTATTAAACTAAACCTGATTCAGGTTAAATTTCAGGTTGTAGGTTGGCTTACCTTTCTACTAAACTAAACAGGTTAGCTAGAGAAAATCAGGTTAAATCTCTTTTTAGCTATTTCACAATATTTCTCATTAATTTCTATTCCTATCCATCTTCTATTCAACTTTTCACAAGCTACTAAAGTAGTTCCTACTCCTGCAAATGGGTCTAAAATTAAATCATACTCATTAGTTGATACAACTACCAAATGCCCAATTAATTTTAGAGGTTTTTGGTGAATATGGTATCTTTTGTCAGTCTTAAAATTAGATTGTGGTTGAGTATATCTTAATACATCAAAATTATTAAAACCATCTACTCTCTTTATTCTAACAGGTTTTCCTTTATGGAAATTCAAAATCTGCTCATACACGGAAGTAAAGTCATAAACCTTTTTCTTTGTTCCTCCAGCAAGGTTAGGTTTGAACCAAATTAAAGTTTGGTGTAATTCAAATCCATTTTTCTCAAAGCCTTTTACTACATTTATAAAAGTTTTCTGAGCAGTAAAAACATAAGCTCTGGTATTGTTCTTTAGTACCCTAAATAGTTCTTTTGACACCTTACACACATCATAAAACTCGTCTTTATAATCAATTCCATTTGTTTCATTTGAATTAACTCCATAAGGAGGATCAGTTAGTATTAAATCCGCACTTTCTTTTGGAAATTCTTTTATAATTTCTAAACAATCTCCACAGTATAAAATACCGTTTTCAGTTTCATAATAACGATTTTCCTTTGGAAATTTATCTTTCCAACTCATTACATAACCCCCTCTAAGGTATATTTTGATATTGTGAAATTCCATCAACCTTTTCCACTTCTATAACATTAGAAACCATTTCTTTTAACATTTCATTATGGGTAATAATGAATACTGATTTCTCTCCTTCAAACCCTGTAAATAGCTCCACTGCAAACTGAAGGTTTTCTAAATCTAGTGCATCAAAGATTTCGTCTACTACTAAAAGGTTAGTTCTAATCCCTCCTATCCTTTCCATTAACTGCTGTAAAGCTAAAAGAATAACAATACTAACCTTCCTCCTTTCTCCTCCAGACAACTGTTTTAAATCCAATATCTGGTTATTCCTCTTAATCTCTAAATCCAATCCTCTACCTAACTTGAATCTAATTTCAAACTCAATAGGGAAATCTGCTAGAATTGTATTAAGAGCTTCTACATACCTATTAAGCAAGTTGGTTCTAAACTGAGAAGAAGGTTTAAGTAAATCTATAACATAATTAAGGAATTCTATATCAGATTCCAATTCATTTTGTTTAGCTTGTAAGTCTTTTAATTCAGTTTGGATCAAGTCTAATTCTCTGGTTATCTCTTCTAACTTACCTTTAACATCACTCTGAGATTTATCTATTGCCTCTTTAAGAGAGTTTATCCTTCTCATAAGGGTTTGGTATTGAGTGAGTAAATTTTGTCTCTTATAGGCAATCTCTCTTTGCGATTCTAACTGAGATTTAAGTTGTTTTAGCTTGACTATACTATCCTTAAGAATCTTTAACCTTTCTTCAACTTGCTTTATTAAGCTATCAGGATAAGGTTGACCACAGGTTGGGCATATACCAGACTGTATGATAGAAAACTTCTCTTGATATTCTTTTTGGAATAAGGTTAACTTCCTTTCTAATTGGGAAAGTTGGTTTTGGATAGAGGTAAGCTCTATATTAGGTAGGTTGTTAAGTTCTGATTCTATCTTAGACTTAGTAGATTCAGTTTCAGAGAGTTCTTGTTTAATAGAGTCTAAACCAGTTTGGTTTTCTAACTCCTCTAACTTACCTTGCAGATAGTTTTGCTTATTCTCAAGATTAGAAATTTCTAGTAGAATCTGGTTAAGTTGAGTTTGAACTTCCTTAAGCTTCTTCTGTAACTTTTCTTTCCACTTATCCCAGTAAGCTATACCTATTAGCTCTTCAAAAACCACTTTTCTGGTAGTAGGAGTGAGGGAAGTAAAGTCGTAAGGCAAACCTTGAGTAAGGATTACGCAAGACTGGAAGAGTTCATAACTACCTATAAGCTCTTCAATCTTCTTGTTAGCTTCTCTAATAGTATGTAGTACTAAATCTTTACCATCTATCTTTATTCTAACAGTAGAACCATATTCAGGATGGTTCTTATATCTGGAAATAACAATAGGTTTATCGTTAATAGTAAGCTCTACACTACCACAACAGTAAGCTGAACCTTGTCTAATAAAGTTATTGGTTCTAGCTTTACCATAGAGAATCCAAATTAAGCCTTCAAACATAGAAGACTTGCCTGAACCATTCTTACCTACTACACAGTAAACTTTGTTGGTATCAAGATTAACAGAGAGTTCCTTGATAGATTGGAAGTTTTCTATGTGGTAACTTTGAAACCTAATCATTATCTACCTCTCAGAACAATCGTAGTTAAAATTGCGAACATCAGACTTAATAGTTTCAATCAGCTTCTCTAACTTATTGATGTCTCTTTTCTCCAAGATTTCAAACACTTCTTCAAGCCTTCTTTTAACAAAACACTTAACAGTATAATCATCGCTAGCAAGAGGTAATTCATCAACATCACTCTTCACTATATCCAAAACAATATCTAAGTACTCATCTATTTTGTTGAAATAGAACCACTTCTTTAACCTGTTGGTAGTAATCTTAACATTGGATAGGAATACTATATCAATCATCCTACCCACGATGTTCTTAACAGTTCTTAACCAACCATTAAGATTATAGTTATCTCTGTAAAGATAAATTTTGGTTAGATGTTCTACTAAAGGTCTAAACTGGTCAGTTAATCTAGTTTCAACTTCTTTCTTATCCCTATAAGCTAACTCTTGAATTAACTCCATTAATTCCTCTACTAGTCTCTTCATAACTTACCTCTCACTTAAGCAGTTCCTTCAATAGCTTAACCTTATCAGGATAAACTCCCTTCACTTCTTGTTCTAACAGCTCAATAGGAGATTGGAAACTATCTAACTCATATTCAACTGGTACTTCCTTATTAGCCTGCTTTACTATCTTAACCTGAATATCTACTCCACTAGGCAACTTGTCTGGGAGTTGAGTAGCCTCTAAGATAAATCCAGTATTATCCTTATCATACTTATCTATTTCTTCCAACTTGCTAATCTTAACAATTTGCTTACCAACTGGATTTTGGATAAATCTAAACTTCCCTTTCTCCTCTACATAAACACCATGCTTAGTACCTTCTACCCAACTCAATTGAACTAAACTTCCTATATAGAGAAATTCAGGCGTTTCTTGAGGAATGTGGACATGACCAGAAATAGCTTTAACTCCTTTAGGCAAAGCTAACCCTTGTATTCTAACCTTACCTACATCAGCTCCATTAAAAGTTAAGTGAGTTATAACTTTCTTAGGTTCTCTTAATAAGATTTCCTCGTAGGCTTTAGTTTCATCTGTAAAGTAAGGTAAGTATAAAGTATTATCCTCATAAACAGGTTCATAAAAAACCCTATCAAAGAATCCTTCTAACACTCTGATAGAGTAGATAGCATTGTTATACCTACCGTAATAGTCGTGATTTCCTGGAATAAGCCAATGCTCTATACCTAACCTTTTACAAGTTTTCTTTAGCTGAGAAAACGCTAAACCAGAAGCATCAAGTGTAGAGGATGATTGGATTACCAAATTGTTGAATATATCTCCTAAGCAAAGTAATAAATCAGGTTTTTCAACCTCTACAATCTCTGATAACCAGTACATTGAATTTAAGATACGATTTAACTCCTTTGTGAAGCGATTCTCTTGCCTGTTCCAAGGAATAAATGACCCTTTTTCCCTAAAATGAATATCAGAGTAATAAAGAATTTTCATTTTAAACCTCCTTCTAGAAAAATAAGAAATACTGAAAAATTTAGGGTTGGCTAAAAAGCCAACCCTAAATCCCTAATCATTTTTCTTTTTATTTTCAACCACTTATCTCTACCATCTTTATACTTCCACTTACCTATTTCAGTTAACACCTTTGCTAAGAATAGAGGTTCAAACTTCCTATTTTTCCAAGTTCCCTTATTAGTTTGTTTTTCCATATACTCTAACACTTCAGGACTTGGATTAAAATACTCTTCAAAGAAAATTCTTGTCCCTTCATCTTGAGTTTCAGCCCAAGCCATTATTTTATCAATCAATTCCTTACCAATAGCATAGGTTTCTGGATTAATAAATTTAACCACTGGAATTGGAGACTTGCTAACATTAGTATAGGGCGATAATACTTGTTCTATAAAGGAAAGTTGACTTTCAGGTTCTACTACTTCTGAAAGAGGTACTTCTTTAGGTTGAGCATTTAAAAGGTCTTTTATGTGGTTATGTAAAGCAGTTTTGATATACTTCCACTTCTCAGTCTCATTAAGAGTTTGAACTTTTGGGTCTTTTAATAACTCTAACCCTTTAAGGAAAAGTTCCTGATAAAGTTCATCAAAGTCTAAGTTTTCAGGTTTCCTCTGTAAGAATTTGTAGATAATTGCTTGGAGTGAGTTTAACTCTGAGTTTTCAAACCTTTCTACCTTTCTCATCTCTCCTCCCTGACCAGTTTTGTTTCCTTATCTATAATTATAGGCCTTTTTCAAGAGAAGGCAAGTGGTTTTCTTACAAAGTAGGTAAATTTCCTACCTACTACCAAATTTTAACCCTCCATACTTCTTTCTTAGGGGAGTAAATAAACTGATCAAGACTGGGTTCATTAAATTCTTCTTCACCTATCTTTTCATATTCAAAATTATAACTCATTTCCATTAACTGTTTAAACATCAGTAAATCTCTTACAAATCCTGTTCCTTCTAATTCAAGGTAATCTGGAGTAACTACTTTTCTTTCCCATTCTATTCCTCCAAACCAGCTTCCATCTCCCATAGTAGCATCTATCCTAATAGGACAAGTTAACCACTCATATTTTTTCATAGGTATTATTTCAGCATTTTTAATCACAAGGTTAAAAACTGTAATTAACTCTCCAAGGTAAACATCTATAACAATAGCATCGTGAACAGTTCCTATAAGAACAGACTTCAGATTTAATTTTTTCATATTCTCCCAAAGTCTAACTGCACTTGTAGTAGTTAAATCAGAAGCTGAGGATTGAACAGGATAGTTAACAGCTTTACGCTTAGCTTCCTCTTTCTTCCACTTATCAGATTCAAAAGCCATTGGAACTGGAATAATTCTATTGAATGCTGTTACAACAAAACCATTTTGTAAAACAAACCTGTGCTGATTCTCTATCCACTTTCTAAGATTGGAGTAACCTCCAAATAGATTATCCATCCATTGCTGAGCTTCCTCTAAGCTAATGTTAAAATCCTCAGCTAAGGACTTAGCTGTTTTACCATAAAGAATTCCAAACACAACAGTTTTAGCAATCTTCCTCTCTTGCTTAGTAATCTCTTCCATAGGCTTATTAAATATCATAGAAGCAGTTCTTTTATGAACATCTATCCCTTGCTTATAAGCTTCTATGAGTTTAGTTTCATTGGAAAGACTTGAGGCAATTCTAACCTCTAACTGAGAATAATCAAAGCTAACTATAAGTCCTCCTTTATCTTTCCACCTACTAACAAACATTCTCTTAATGTCGGACTTTGATGCAACAGTATGCCATCCTGATGACCATCTACCTGTTATTGTTCCTGCTATGTTGAATTCAGGATGATACATCCCTAGGTCGTCTATACTACTTATAAATCCATCTATGTAGGTTGACTTTAATTTTTTGAAAAGTTTTATTCTGTAAAACAATTCTATAAATCGTTTTTCTTCTGAACCTTCTGGAAGAGAGGAGAAATATATGTTAATAGCATTCTTACCTAAAGAAGGCTGTCCTTTTTGAGTTGTTTCTACTACAGGTAATTGGTAGACTTTAAATGCTACCTCCTTTTGATGTTTTTGAGAAGAAGGATTAAACCAAGATACTTTTCTTAGTTCTTTCCATTTCTTAATTTTAGGTAATTCCTGTAACTCTTTTTCAGCTCTTTCTATTTCAGACTGATATTTATAGTCAAGAAAATCTCTAACTTGTTTATCTACCTTAACTCCTTTTATTTCAGATTCAGCTATCATAATTGTAGCCTTATTAAGAGCTTCCCTAATCTCGTCACAGTTAAATACTTTAACTCTCTCAGAAAGCACTAAATAAATCTCTTTAGTAAAGAGAATATCAAATCCAGCATACTTAATTAGTAAAGAAGTTGGAATATTTCCATAATGTCTATCTTTCCTTAGACGATACCTTGACTTTAAATATTCCTTAACTTCTTCATCCCATCTACCATCTAAACCTAATACCTTAACAGCTATGTCTTTAAGTTGTAAAGTCTCTCCAAGTTGAACCTTGTTAAATACAAAATGAGCTAAAAATAATGTGTCGTCTTTTACTTTAACTTTGGATAAATCCAAACCTGTTTTAGTTACCATAAATTTTAAATCAAATTTAATGTTATGCCCAATAACAGGAATAGTTTCTAATAACTGTTTTGTAAGTTGTAATACCTTTTGCTTAGAAATATTATCTACTACAACATTAAAAACATCATAATTATCTCCTGGTAAAGGGTCTTTTTGATATAAAGGAACTACATAACCATAAGGGTCATTTGGAAATGAAAAAGTAAGCATAATTATTCTATTTTTAAATGGATTAAGTCCATCTGTTTCTATATCAAAACAAAACCATTCAGGTTTCTCCTCAAGTTTCTTCTGTAAAAAGTTGATAGCTTCTTTAGGTTGTAAAGGTTTAATTAAATTCTCCCACTCCACTTGCCTATTGTCTAGTACTTTACCAAATACTGATATAAACTTTTGCTTCCACTTAGGGTTCCTTAAAATAGAAGCAGGATGAAAGTTAGGAATAACCTTAAACCCATTCCACTTTAGTTCTTTACCAGCTAACTCAGAAATCTTACCTTTTATACCTAATCCTTTCAAAGCAGTATTACCTAAAGGCATTATAACGACATCTTTACCCTTAAACTTTTCTAGTTCTTCTAACAGAAAAGGAAGGCAACATTCTATTTCCTTATCAGTAGGAGGCCTAACTCCTTTACTAGGATTAAAAAGGTCTGCATAAGGACAACACTTAACTACATTAGTTATGTAGCAAACTTCTTCAAATTTCTTATTGAAGAGCCTAAATACTTCTTCTAATAATTTACCTGATTTACCTACAAAAGGTTTCCCTTGCTTATCTTCAGTGGAATTATGAATAATAATTCCATTAGCTACAAAATTATGATACTTTTCTACTTCCATATCGTAAACATCTATCACTCCATAAGGTTCAATAGAAACAATAATATGGTTATCTATGGGTGGAAATGGTAAATCTGGAAACTTAGATTTGAATCTCTCTTCTACCCATTCTAGAGTTCTCTTACCTTTTCTCACATAAGAAAGAAGTCTTTTATAGTAATTAACAGGATCAAGTTCACCTTTCTTAAATCTTGTTTTCTTACCTGCTTCTAAAAGTTGCTTTACTCTTCTTTCATATAATTCTTTATCTGACCTCAACTTTTCTTTCATAATTCTACTCATATTTTCCCTATACTCTTTGGAAGAAAGAACTTGCCTATGTTTTTCTCTTACAACAGGGTCGTGCATAGGGTTAGATTCTAACTTGTGAATCCTTGCATGTTCAGCTACAGTAAGAACTTCAAGATTTTCCAAAGTATTATTCAAACCATTTCCATCTTTATGATGGACATTATACTTTCTTCCTCCTAAATCTTTTCCAGTTAAAAACTCCATTAAGAACTTATGTTCTGGTTGCATAGTGTCATGTGATACACCTATAAAAGTGTATCGCTTATCTCTTTCACTATAAAAGCGTCTGTAGAATGGCATTATACTATGTCCTACGGTTAACCCTTCATCAATAGAAAGGTATTCATATTCCACATTTGTATTAATACCTTTAAACGGATCTTTTGGTTTAGCTTTTTTAAGTAAGAACTTATGATTAGAAGTTACAATAATAGAATCTTCAAACCATTTCACCTCACCGTCTTGAGTAGCAGCTTTCCACTTATAAGTAACCTTGTAAGTCATTTTCGTTCCAGTCTTCCATACCTTCTTAACTTTCCCAAGAACCAGTCTATCTTTTTCAATATCATAAGAATAGACATAAAAGTCCTTCTTCCCCACTAACTCTCTTATAGGTATTCCTTTTGGATATTTGGATACATCCCTAAAAGCAACTTCTATTAATGTGTCTCCAGAAACACACCCAGGGGCTTCTCCTACTATTATAATATTAGGATTTTCTAAATTACCTCTGGGCTTAACAAAGTGAGTCTTGCATTGCTTATAAAGTTTACAGATTTCACATCTGGAGTTCATTTCGCCCCCTCACTCTACTTAAGTTCAACTAAATAGTTCTTTTCATCATTCTTAACATAAAACTTTTTGTCATTATACATACCAAACTTCCACTTCTCATTAAGAGGTAAATTAATTTCAACCTCTTTCAACCCTTCCTTCAAGGAATTAGTAATCCAAACTTCAATGTTAGAGAAATACTTAGCTATTACTAGAGGATTTCCAGTAATAGTTCTGTATCCTTGCATAATAGCTGAAAGTAGTTTTTCAGTAGGAATTACTTGAATATACTTAACCATTATTATCCTCCTTCTTTACGATTGTATCTCCCCCATATACATAATTTCTAGCTTCCTTTTTAGTGGAATTCTTACTCCACTCTTACCTCTCCTGTTAAACCCAAGATAGAAGAAACCTTCTTCAGAACCTGTTTTAAAGTTCAGTGAACTAATACTCCAACTTCTGTGAGCCTTCCTTGCTGAATGTGCAAGGTCGTTAGGTTCTATTGGTTCTCCTTTATCAGGTTTACTCCAAGCATCTCTTACTGGTTGAGAAAAAGTTAGGATGGGAACATCCCACTTTACAGCTAATTTGATTAAGTCTGAGTAAATATCTCCTGAGTCTTCATATAAGCTATCTTTACTACCAGTTGAAGGTAGTAAACAATCGTCGTAGTCTATAATTATGAAATCAGGTTTCCATTCCCTTACTACCTTTTGCCTAGTTAACCAACTGTGAATTTCCATAGCTGAAGCAGACTTCTCAGGATAGTAGAGCACAAAGAGATAATCTTTCAAAACTTGATTATAAATCCTTTCTTTTAGTAAGTTCCATTCATCTTCTTCCATTTTAAGTATATCTGTATAGCTAATACTAGCTATTCTTTGAACATACCTCATAAGTACTTCATAGTGAGTTAACTCTAAAGTAACATGCAAAACTTTCTTTCCTAACAAAACATTAATAGCTCCTACATTAACTCCTAAAGCAGATTTACCAGCTTTAGGAGGAGCTTGAACTACATGTATTTCTCCTGGAGCAAATCCTCCATAGAAAATGTTATCTAAGGTAGGGAATCCTGTTGAAACTAATACACTAGGAGAGTACCTTTTTATTAGCTCCTCTCTAACTAAATCCAAGTCTCCTAAGCTAACAGCATTACTAGTAGAGGCTCCTATACTACTTATATATTCAAATTTTTCTAATACAAAACCTACTTTACCCTCCATAACCAATCTTGGAATCTCGGATAGAAAGCTCTTTACTTCTACCTCTTTAAGGAAGTAGATTACTCTTTCCTTTACATAGGAAACATCTACAGACTCTTTAAAAAGCCTTTTAGCTTCTAAAATGATTTCTCTCTGCTTTTCATCATCTAATCCAACCTGAACTAAGTAATTGGTTATCTCTAACAGATATTGCTTAGGTTGAAAGTTCTCACCAGGAGATAAACTCTGAAGGACTTGGAAGAACAAGTTGTAAGGAGGTTCAAACATCTCTTGACTTAAGAGCATTAAAAAGTCTAACCTAAAGAGAGGGTCTTGTACTAAAGCACAAAGAACCTGAAATTGGAATTCCTTTGAATAAAGCTTGGGTTTCTCACTCATCCTGAACCTCTTTGTTAATTGTTATTTACCAAACTTTCAAATCATCTTTTATCTGGTCTCTCCAATCAAGAACACAGTTTAAACTTTTATCGCTTAGGCATCTTAACAACTTCATCATTTTAGTCTTAACAATGTCAATAACCTCTTCATCACTTCTAACTGGTTCAGAAAGATACTCAGACTTCCAGTAGAGAATTTCATCTCTAATGTTTTCTTCAATTCTATCTAAATCATACCAATCGTACAGTTTACCATAAGAAATGTTAGAGCTACTCCTCTTAAGTTTTCTCAAAATGTCTTTAGCCCAAACTGTAATATCCTTGATGTGTTTTCTCTTATCGTCATCTTTCTCAAAGAGGTATAACTTAACCATATGGCTTAGTATCTGATCCCATAAACCTTGAGTTTGCTTTTTAATCTGATTAGCTTCTTCTAACTGGTCTAATAAATCTAACAACTCTCTTATTAGTTCCATCTATACCTCCACTAACTTGGATAACAAACTCTTAAACCCATACTTACCAAATAACCTAGTAGCTAACATTAAATCTTTCTTAGTGAAGTCTAACTGAATGTTAACATCAGCTAAGTCAACATACCTAAAGTCAATCAGCTTTAGATTTCTTTCTACTATATCTAGATTATCTAATACCTTCCTAGCCCAAGTTTCCTTCCTCTGTTTAACTAAACTCTCCAAGTTAGGAATTTCAGGTTCTAGGTTTAGCTTAAACATCTCCTTAACAATCTGGGTAGCTCTCTTGTCTCCTATCCCTCTAACTCCAGGAATGTTGTCTGAAGAGTCTCCCATTAGAGCTTTCTTTAAAGCTAGGTATTTAGAATGGTAACCATATTTGTCTATAAAATCTTGTTCAGATTCGTAGTACTCTCCTTTCATAGGCCTGTGAACTTTAACATTCCATTGTAATAATTGTAGGTAATCCTCATCATCAGTATGGACTGTTGACTTACCTTGATAAAACCTAGTAGTAAGCCAATAGATAATATCATCAGCCTCTTGCTCTGAAATTTGAACCACAGCTATACCTAAAGCAGGCAAAATCTCTTTTAGAATTTTCTGAGTAGTAGAGAACTGTTGTCTAAACTCATCGTCATGCTTTTCCTTAACTTTGTAGGTTTCTAATAATTGCTTCCTCCTTTTAGAGTGACCTCCATCAAAAACTACTATCATATTGGATAAGCTTCCAATAGAAAAAAGGGTTCTAAGGAAGATGTAAGCTCCTCCTGTAAAAATATTATTGTGAGTTAATCCTTGACCTTTATGGATAGAACGATGCATAAGGTAATTACCATCTATAAAGTGGTAATGGTTATTCATTGATAACCCTCCTTACGAAAGCTTCAGCTTCCTCAAATGAAGTAAACCCTTCACTTTTAGTGATTATATCTTCCTTGTTGTAAAATACCACAACATAATTATTCTCCCTTCCTTCTATCCTGATATCAGTAACATTAGCTAAGTTAACATAAACTCCTTCTTTAACCTTTACGAACTTCATTTGCAACCTCTCTCAAAACATTGGTTTCATAGTATTCTTTTAGAGTTCTGTAAATAACTTCAAAAGAAGGTTCTAAGTTATCTAACAATTCCATCATAACTTCATTATCTTCTCTACCATTCCAATCTTTAATGTATTTACCTTCCTTATAACCAAAATCTTTCCTGAGTTGATTTAAAGCATTCTTACCTAAGTAGAGTTTTAACAACTTTTCAATAGACATGCCAGCAGTTTTTACCATCTCAAAGAAAGTTCCAAAATACAAGTCTAAGTAAACTTTGTCTTTATGAGTTGTAAAGAGTCCTATCTCAAACAACATCTCCCTGTAAAGCTTCATTAAAGTTCTGGGATTAAGAGAATGGGTAGAGGGTTCTTTGATGGCTTGGAAGTGGATGTAATGAGCTAAATCTTCCTTATCCACTCCTACTAAATATGCTCCTTGTATAGCAAAGGAAAGGAGAAAGTGGAAAATATCAACTAACTCCAACCTAACATTGTTTATGCCTATTTCAGATTGCTTTTTCCACCAAGCCCAAGGAAGGCTATCCATAAGCTCAGCAAATTCTTGATTAGTAGCTATTACCCAATCTTCTAAAACCCTGTTAGTCTTCCAGTTAGGGTCAATATTGGAATTTAGTTTATCTTGTAATTCTATTACTTCCTTGAATAACTCTACCATTGCTTACCTCCTTCAACCTTGAATCCAGCAGAAGTAAGAAGATCTCTAACTTGATCAGATATCCACGATGTCATCTTGATCTTTTCAACTTGGAAGTTCTTTAAAACAGGAATTAGAATCTGAGCAATAAATGGATCAGAATCTAGGTAAGCAGTATCAGTAACAATAAATTCTTTACCTTTAATCTTTCCTACTGATCTTGGAACAAAAGAAACTTCGTTAATAACATCATAACCATCTCCTACTCCAACTACTTCAGAACTCTTCTCAAAATCATCGCTAACATAAACATGATAAACAACTTGGTTATCAAGTGAATCAAACTCTTTCTCTACTCCTACCATAGCAAAGTACTTCCAATTCATACCTAACCCTCCTTTATTCGTTTACTTCCTCTAAAACTTCAAATCCTTCTGCTTTTAGCATTTCAATTTGAAATTGGGAAGCCTCTACTATAATTCCATTAGGAGTACTCTCTAATACTTGGTAAACATTTTTCTTGATCTTCCCTAAGTCTAACAAAGGTTGACTAGTTTTTACTAAAACCTTTTTCCTAGTACTCATATTGACCTCCTGAGGAAGGGTTTTAACAGCTTTGATACTAATGCATGAAGGTAAAACTTATCCATAATGCTCATCGTTATCCTCCTGATTTGATTAGAATTCAATATCATCTATTTCATCTTCTTCTCTTGGATTGTCTTCTTGATTTAATTCCTTAGCTAACTCTAAATCCTTCTCTAAAACCTCAACAAACTTATCAAGAATTACTCTTCCACTACCATTACAGTAGTTACACTTAGTTTCGTTAAGAGGATTACCAACTGAGTCAAACCCATGAACTATAAACCCATACCCTCCACAGATAGGACAGTAGGTAGAACCTTTCTTATAAGCTTCTAAGAAAAACTTTAGAACATTAGCTACTTCTTTGTTCCTTAAAGGGAAAGGATATACCCCATACATATCAACCCTCCTATCAACCTGTTTAATAAACTAAACAGGTTTGAACTAGAATTTCAGGCTGAAATAAGAGGGTTGATAGAAAATTTTTCTTCAAAGCTAACTCTAGGTAATAAGGAAACCTACTTCCAATAGAGTCTACATCATAACCTTGTGGGAGTAATACTGGATAAACCTTACAACCTTTAACTAGGAATTTCCAGATGTTCTTTTGCCATTCTTTAATAGTTAAGTCTGGGTCTAATGCTAGGTAAACTGTTCTAACTCCATTCTCTACCATAATGTTAACCTGCTCTTCTGTTATCTCTTTACCTAATGTAGCTACGCTGTATATTCCAGTAGTCCTTTTAGCATTGATTACATCAAATATACCTTCACAAACTATGATTTCAGAAGTTTTGAAAGTTCTGCTAGGGAATAGCTTATCTCTACGATTACCTTTAGAGTTGAGGTATTTAGGCTCTTGGTTGGTATAAGTCCTACCTACTAAGTAAATAACTTGACCATTCTCAAAGAATGGGAATAAAACCCTACCTTTCCACTTCCTTATAGTTTTGTTATCAACTTGGTAAGACTTACCAACCCTTATCTGATATTCCTCTATCTCAGAATCGCTTAGATTCCTACTCTTAAGGTAGTTGTAAGCTATTGGAGTAAGAGTTTTACTAACTGGGTAGGAAATAATATTCAGGTCTAAAACTTCTTGAGCTTGGGAAGTTTCAGGTAAATAGAAAGATTTGTCAAAGTAGCTTAAAGCTTCCTTAATAATTTCATCCCAATCGCTCTCAAGCAGATTAGGACTTTTACCTGTTAGAATTCTTATAAGTTGGTTTAAGGTTCTGAACTTACCAGACTTACCACACCTAAAACAGTGAAATACCTTTTTCTTTAAGTGAATGTATAAGTGGTATTTAGTATCAGGAGTCTTACCTAACTTCTCACAGAAAGGACAACAAATTTGAATTTCGTTAGGGTCTGAAGGCTTAACCTTATAGTCAAAGGGAAAGTTTTTAAGAACCATTTTAGGCCTCTAATCATCTTTTAAGTAAAGCCACTCAGGAAATTCATCATCGTAAACAGGTTGCCCTTTATGATAAGGACAATCCTTGTTACAACAATAAAGAAAATAATCTCTACCTTTAGAACTATCATTAGTAAATATTACAGAACTTCCACAATAGTTACAGTGACATTCTTTCCCTATCCAAGCTTTAATCCTCATTATCATTCAATCCCTCTTAAATTCTTTTATAAGTCTCAAGAGCACTAACTATATCATCAATTACTTGTATGCTAATTTGTTCTTTCAATTTCTCAGTAACATATTCTGCTATCTTTTTCTCTATTCCTTTCTCAAATTGTTCTGAATTCAGAATGTGATCAATTATTTCCTTTTGTAGAGACTCACTAAATATTTCTTTCCAAATATTCTGAATTTCTACCTCACTATTAGAATCTGGAAAAGGGACAATTAAATCTTTTGAGAATTCTGCTAAATCAATCCCCTTAAAATTTTCCTTATTTAAAAGAGTTTCCAATATTTGGAAATTTCTTCTTCTAGAAGAATCAGACTCTTTCAACTCTACTTCATACCAAGTATTACAACCATCACATTTAAACTTGTTGTGTTTATGAATGTACTTCATTTTACCTCCACACTTAGGACATTCTTTAAAGAGAATGAACTCTCTCTTGTAGTCACAGTTATCACAAGCTATGAAAGGCATACCATTTTCAAATGAAAACTTAACTGATAAAGAATTACCACACTGAGGACAAAAATCAGGGATATAAACCATGTTGGTAGTAAGTACTGGAACTAGCATAGCTAACCCTCCTTTTGGATATTTTGGAAATAGTAAATTTCTTTGCTTCTAACTTCCATTATCTTTAGCTTCATTTCTAGAGCTAATACCAGAAGCTTTTCTAAGAAGTTCTAGTTCTATATGTAAAACACCATTCTCATCTAATTCACATTTAGTTACCTTAACTACATTTGGTAACTTTTCCAATGCGTTCTTAACAGGATGACAAATATTTAATTCAGTATTTAGCCACCTCTCAATATCAAAACGCTTTCTATCTGCTTTATAAACAAAATTCAATTCAACCCCAAAAGGAAAACACCCATTGTCTTCAAGAAACTCTTTAGTAGCATTATCTAATTTATCCCACCACTTATATTTCATTTTGTACCTCCCTTAAGAAAAAGGAAAATATTTCTAACTTTAACTTTAGTTAATTTCTGGAACAGAAAGGTTATTAGTATCCCTACAATACCAACACAACTACCTAATACAACTGAAACTACAAAAAGTGTTATAAGAAATATTATAAGCCCAATCAACTCAGCAAAATTAATATCTTCATCATTTATTTCATCTAAACAAGCTCCTAACAAAAAGTAGAATATGTGGAAAACAAACCCAACAATAACTATTCCAACTCCTCTGAGAATCCATAGTAAAAGGTAATCATTAGCTGAATATTTGAAAGGATAAGTTAATGAAACTATTATCCCAATTAATAATCCTATTAAACTAACTACATTAAGGCTTCTATATTGCCACTCTCTCTTTATACCTATACTTTCAAGCACTTTCTCTGAATAAAATAGTACTTTATCCAACATACCTAGCCCTCCAAATACCTTTGTTTAAACCTTTCAAAATCATCTGAGTACTCTTCAATCAGTTTAAGTAGCTTTTGATCCTTCTTGTTGAATTCTCCATCGTAAATAACCTTATCCCTATCACTTACTATTAAGATTTTGAACACCCACTTTCCTCTTATCAGTTCCCAGTAAGGGATACATGGCATAATTCACCTCACAAAAGAGGATACAGCTTATTGTAAAATATTGATATTGAAGAATACCTCTTATCTCCTAAAGGTAAGAAGTTTTCATAGTAGTAAACCTTACCCTCCCTATACAAAAAAGGTTGATTATCCCAGATTTGGTTATCTAACCAATTTTCTAAATCTTGTTGAGATTGGAACACTAGAGTAGGGAATAGGAAAATGTCCTTATTCCAAACGGTTTGAATAACTAAAGGGTCATCTCTATCTTGTTCTAGCCTCCTCCTAGAGTCTAACTGTCCTACCCAAAATAAACCTACTTGGTAAGGAAATTCAGGTATAGAAGATAGAGCTTCTAAGTTGTGGTTTCTGTAATGCAAAAGAGTTATTACCCTTTCCTTAACAGTTTCCTTTAAGTATTGAACATACCTGTTAAGTTCTTTAACCTGAAGAGTTTTAAGCTTCTCAGCTACACTTTTAGGAATCAGCTCTAGTAAACTAAACATACCACTCCTCCACCAACCTTAAACACAAGCTTTTTACTACTTAGTCTCTATAATAGACTAAGCTCAAGTTAGAGAGGTTTAATTTGCAAATCTAATAGATGCAATAATCCCAATCCAATTTTTATTTCTTTCTCCTCATTATTTTCTTCAAGTTCAAATACAACTTGCCAATGTTCACGAGGTTCATAAGCTTCAATAAATACATTATCTGCTCCAACTGCTTTAACTAAAACTTCACAACCTTCTGGTTGTGATTCATCCATAGAAGTAACTTCTACCAAACAAGTTTCTTCATCAATCTTTCTAATCTCTACATTGTATTCTCTTCCTTCTTCATCACAAGTAGTGTGGCGATAAAGGAGTTCTCCTCTATCACCTTCATACTTACCATAAATGTGTTTAACTTCAAATCTTTTCATTTTCTACCTCCTTTCCATAAACTTCTATTACCTTCTTCTTAAATTCAACTGAATTATCTATCTCTTCAATAGCTTGTTCTTGATAAAGTTCCTTCCTTTTCTTATACTGAGCATAAAGGTAAACATGACCAATATCTTTGAAGTCAACCAAAAAACTAACTCCTGTAGAACCTTTCCTAGCTCCTCTACCTATCCTTTGCTTTAGCTTAATAGAAGACTTACCTGCTCCAGCCATTATAACTGCTCCTACTTCAGGTAAATCAACTCCTTCATCCATAACTTGGGAAGCTATAATCGTTAGGATTTCTCCATTCTCTACTTTCCTCTTAAGCTCTGAGTAATCTATCTCTCCTATGTTAACCAATCCTCCATGTTCACAGATATAACACTCTCCTCCTCCAAATATACAAACTGATTTATCATCATTAAGCATGTTAAGTAGCTTTTTACCATGAGCTAATCTTTGAACTAATACTAAAGTTGGAACTTTCCACTCTTGGAAGAACCTAATCCACTCAATAATTTTCTCATTACGCTCTTTGTTCTCAACTATATACTTAGTATAAACTTCATTCCATAAAGTAGGAAACTGAGCAAACTGTCCTCCTAATTTCTCAAAGTAAACATACATTTGAGCTAACAATCCTTCCTTTACCAAGTAAGACATAGGTACTCTGTAAATAACTCCTCCTGTAATAGCTTGGATAATAGCGTCTCCAAAGTTGGTTTCCACAGTTTCCTTATAAGGTGAACCTGAATAACCTAGAATGTACTCAGCATGCATAGAGTTAAGGAGAAGTCTTTTATAAGTTTCTCCTCTAATGTGATGAGCCTCATCAATTACTAATCCATACAGTTCTTTATGCCAATTGAGAAAACCTAAATCTGGATTGTTTTCATCAAAAGCTTTGTTAACAGAGTTTATCAATCTTATTGTTATTTGACCTAACTTCTTTTGCTTACCATAATACTTACCTAACTGAGATTTAGAAAATCCTCTTTTCAAGAACCTTTCATAAGTTTGGTTCAGTAAGAACTCTGAAGGAACTACTACAAGGAACCTAGCATCAGAATTTTCGTTCTCCAAAATCCACTTTATTGTAGCTATAAACATTTCAGTTTTTCCACCACCAGTAGCAACTTCTATTACTCCAGTTTTATAGAGTAAAGCTTTTCTAACTCCTACTAACTGATGAGGAAATAGAGTAATTCCTGGAAGAAGGTTAGAATCAATTTCCTTAACTAACTTAGGTTGAACTTTACCTAATCTAAGCAAGATTGGGTAGTAATCAGTCTCTAAAACTAACTCGTGTTTAACCCAATCTTTTAAGTAAAAGTAAATTCCCCAATAAGTTTCCAGTAGTTTATTCTTCTCTAACTCTCTAAACAGATAATAAGAAAATCCTGTATTCTTATCTCTCCAAGTTAAGATAGATTTGGCTCTCCTTATTTCCCAAGGAGAGCCTTCAATGTAGCAAAATTTATCTTTAAGAATTATCCTCATTTTGAACCTCAGCTCTAATCTGATTAATCCAACTCTCTACACAATCAATGTCTATGTTAGACAAGCAAGGTAAAAGTTGGGCTAGTTTGTCTTTAACTATCTTAATAGTTTCTTCATCAGACAACTTAGGTCTAATAGCTGTGTACCTGTTATGTACTTGCCTGATTTTAATCTTTATACTCCTATCTATGTTATCCCAATTGAACCACTTTCTTAGCTTTCTTTCTGAAACTGGAGATTTGGAAGAGTCTAAATACTCCAGTATATCATACACATAGGTTGCTAAATCTCTTATATGTTTATCTCTATCGTAAGGGTCTTGATACTGGTATAGTTTAATCAAGTGCTTAATTACTTGATACCACAAACCTGTAACTTTATTCTCTACATCAGAAACCTTCCTTGCTTTTTCATAAAGCAAGTCCAATAAAGATTTAAGCTCTTCAACCAATTTCATCCTTTACCTCTTTAAAAGTTTGGTAAAGCTTCTCTTCCTCTTCATTTAGTTGGGTAATAGGTTTACCATACCACTTAGTTTCTACCTCTATTAACCAATCATAAAACTTGATTTTCATAAACATAGAAAGTTCAGCATAGTACTTATAGATGAGGTACTTAATGAATTCCTCTAGTTCAGGATTTTCCTCTACCTTTTGTTTTAAGAGTTTTTCATTCTGAAACTTAATAGAATTTCCATCAGGTAACTCTAATGTAAACCAAGCTCCACTCTTCTTAACCTCAGGTAGTTGCTTAAGGAAATCTGTTATAGTAGCCCACTTATCTATTCCTTTCTCTCCAAATATAACTAACATAGTTGAAAGTCCTGGAAGTCCTAACTTGTTCTTCTTAAGAGTAAGCTTGGACTTAATTCCTACTGGAATTTCTACATTGTTAACTACTTTCTTAATCTGAGCTTTCTGTTCTATTAGAATTCTGGTAGAAGCGTGGAACTTAATACCTCTACCTCCAGGACTTTCCACCTCATTGGTATAGCTACCTATAACATCGTACACTTGGTTAACAAAAAGTAACACTGAATCAGTTTTACCTAGAGGAATGGTAATTCTCCTCAAGAGGCTTCTTATCATCCTAGCTTTCTCAGAAATACCTCCTCCAAATTGACCATCATCCTTTTCCTTCTTAGTTGAACAAGAGGCAATAGTGTCCCACACTATAAACACTTTCCTACCTACTTGCTCAGCCTTCTTTAGAACCTTCTCTATTAACTCAAATCCATCTTCAACTATCTCTACTTCTTGAACTAATACTTTAGACAAATCTATTCCAAATGCAACAGCCCTTTGAACATCAAAAGCACTCTCACTCTCTATCCAAAGTACATTACCTTCATCTTTCCAAAAGTCTAAATATGCTTTAGCTAAGTGCAGAGCTAAAGTAGATTTACCAGAGCTTTCCTTACCAAATACCTCATAAATCTTACCTGAATGAATCCCTCCTGATAACAAAGCATCTAGAGGATATATACCAGTCTCGTAGGTAAGAGAAGAAGTACTAGCTAACTCTTTAATCTTATCTAAAGCAGAACCAGTTTCAAAAATATCAACATCCTTTTTAGCCATGCTTAACCTCTCCTAATTGTTTTGCTTAACTAAACCTTCCATAAAAGAAATCAAATATTTACCATCTTGATTCTCTAAAGCATATAAAACTTCTTCCATAACTGAATCCAAAAGAGAGGGAGGGATAACCAACCTCTCCCCCTCAGTCGTTTCATTAACAATCTTAGGAGCTTCTACATTAGAAACTTCTACTATCGCTAGTAATGGGTTATCTGTTAAATAGTCCTGATATCTTCTCCTAATTGAAGCTTGAATACTAGGTTCTAGTTCAGAATTGATGTAAAGTATTTTAAACATTTTACCCTCCTTGAGTAGCTTGCCTACATTCTATTTCGTGGATACAAATTAGACATCTAGTGTCACTTTCATTGAAGTTACCAAAGCAATCTGGAGCTCCTGGAGGCTTCTGAACAGAAGATTGATTAGGTTCAACTTTAGGTTGAGTTGGTTGAGGAACTGGAGTAGGTTTAGTAATGTTAACAGGATTAGGATTAACTTGGTTGGGAGTTTCTACTACGCTTTTACCTGTTTCTAGTAATCCTGCTTTCTCTTTAACTATTGCTTCAATCCTATCAGCTATCTTGTTAGCTGTTATAATGTACTCATCATCAGGGTTTCTCCAAATCTTAGTAAGGTCAAAACACTGCTCTGCTATTTGGTTAATTTCCTCATCAGTAGAGGCTATTGGACTAGGTTTAGGAACTATGTCAAACCTAAGCTGGTTGTTATCCATTCTGCTAATCTTAACCCAAAAGCCTGTATAAGGATCAGTTATGTCTCCATAGTCCTCATCTCCCATTATTCCTAAAAACCAAATTAAACCTGACTTAGGCATACCTAAAATGTAAGGTAGTCCTGATACATAGTTAGGATCATCTTTGATTAGCACATTAAAGAAGCCTCTCATACTAGCATACCACTGATTAACGAAATCATCTCCAAACTTCCTCTTTAAGTGCTCAATTTTAGAGCATATAGGACACTCCATATTCCAAGTCCTAAGACAAGTGAAATTAAGAGTACCTTCTCCTTCTGGATTAGGTACTTGGTAGTGTTTATAAAGCTTGAAGAAAGGTAAGTTCATTTCTCCTACTGGAGGTAGGAATCTTACTTTGATAGTTTCTCCTTTCTCAGGTAAGCTAGCCCACCTGTAATCAGTTTGGTTAGATTTTGAAGATTGGAACTGCTCTTGCATTTGCCTAATAGCATTTAGGTCTGGTTTCTTGAATCCCATAACTATCCTCCTGTTAAGTTTTATGAATTCCAATTCAATTTACTTCTTAAGTTCAGTTAGAAATTCCTCTCCCAATTCATCTAGGAGAAGCTGTAAGAACTTGGCTAGTGCAAATTCCCCTTCATTGATTTCTACCATTCTCCCATTTTGACTAATGTCTAACCAAAACTCTCCTGCACTAAAGTTTAGATGACCTACTATTTCCTTCCCATCCCACTCTCCTGAGATGTTTAGTACTCTAGTCATAACAACCTCCTAAAATTGTTTACTAAACTAAACCAACTAACCTTAGAATTTCAGGCTAACTTTAGCAGTATTACGATTTGTGAAATCAGTAATACTAAGTATTACTGGTATTCAAAATTTGCTAGGATCAACAAAACTTAATATTACTAAGTAATACTTTTTGAGTAATACATAATACTGGTCAAGCTACCATCCTAGTAATCACATAGGACAAAGCACTAATAGGCTTTTGTTTATCCTCATACCACAACATTTCTCCACTTCGCAGTTTTCGTTTAAACATCATTTCCCACTTTCTCAACTCCTCTCCTACCATCTTCCTAACCCAATAAACCATATGCTTAACCCAGTTTTCTTCTAGTATTACTACTATCTCTTCAAACCAAGTTTCCTGACTTACCACTGCAAAGAACTTCTTAAAGGTTTTCCTCAGTTTAGGAGAAAGCCCTTTAGAGTTATACTTCAGGTAATCAATGTCTTTCTTTTTCTCTTCGTCCCAATATACTACTAACCCTCCTCTTTTCCTTTCAAACACAAAGCCTAAGCTTTCCAACTCTTTCCTAAAACTTCTCCACACTCTAGATTTGCTAATAATTTCTTTAGGAATGTATTTAGATACTCTTACAGGTTTACCTTTCTTCTTGATAAGAGCTTTGATTAGCTCTACTACATATCCTTCTACTTCCTCAAAGTGAGAATAGAGATACTTCTCATGTATTCCATACTTCTTAATCAAGTCCTTAATCTTAGCTGTGTTGAAGTCTGGTTTGAAGTTCTTGGAAATAAAGCTTAACAGTTTAATTAGCCAAGATATGTGTAAGCAAGGTCTTCCATCAGTAGTATAGCTAACTATCTCCTCAAATATCTTAGGGAAGTGTCTTAAAGCGTTTTTAGATTGAAAGTAGAAAAACTCAGGGTTGTTATCATACAGAAATATATCCATAGGAGATTTCTCATCAGGAGATACTGAAATTTGGTAATAATTACCTACTACATTTCCATCTTTGTCATACCTGTTGAACTCATAGAACTTAAATCCTGCTAACTTGGAAAGCTCTTTAATCAATCCTATTAACCCACTCTGGTATTCCCTTACCTTACTCTTATCTGAAACTGGATTTAAATCTCCTTTCACAGTTGCTATGGTACTAGCTTTTAACTCATCCCAAAATTTGCCTCCTCGTTTATCTATTTGGCCATTATCGGACTTTTTACCCCTACCTAAGGGTTTAGTACTTACCTTACTATTTTCGTTGCTTATAGAGGAAATAGATTGGCGATTAGAAGTAACTTGAACTGAGAAAAGCTTTTTACTAGTTAGTTTTCCATGCTTTTCCTCAAACCACTTAACTAACCTATCTCCATCTACATAGGTTCTTATGTAGAGAGCTCCATCATTCCTCACATAGTTCTTATGACCCTCAATAGTTAGCTGATGAGATTTGATTCTTTCTAACCTCTCTGAAGCTGGTTCTAATTGGGTAAGCTCTACATCAGCATAAAAGTTCCTAGTAACTGCTATCCTAGAAACCTCTTTTATCCTGTAAGGAGAGGAGAAGATTAGCCTAGCTGGTTCAAATACTGAAATATCTGCTATTCCTTTGTACTCTAGCTGAAGGTAGTTGAGAATTTTTAAGAGTTGCTGAGTGTCTTTTACCTTTACAGGTACAAAGAAGTGATAACCTTCTCCACTCTTACTAACTTGCTCTAGGTAGTAGGTAACTCTATTAAGAAAGGAATTAACAAACCCATTTTTATCTTTTTCTTTCAGAATATCTATCAAATTCAAATCATCGTCTACGTCAATGCAGATCATTGTTAATGAATTTTCAGGTCTGTAAGCGTTAGCTTTATTCCTCTTGTTATTCTCAAAGACAAAGGGAGTGTAGAACTTACCTTTAGCTTCCATAAGTTTTATGAACTCATCTATGGTTAGCTCTTTAGTGAAAGCTTTACCCATATTAACCTGAGAACCTACTCCTATTATCAATTTGTCTTCTGGTTTCATAGGTACATTTAGATTCCACCAACCAGTAGGATAGTAAGGAGTAGTACCTTTAGGAACATGAACTCCAAAGGTAAAGTTAGAATCCTTACCAAAGGAGAAATCTGTTTTGTAGTAGGAGAGATATCTATTACCATTAGGAGTTTCAAACTCTATTACATCTCTGGTAAAGTCTGAAAACTCTCCCTCTATCGTAGCACTGCTTATGTAGAACTTTAAAGCCTCTGGGTCGTGTCCAATCCAATATTCCCAGTACTTCCTAGCATCTTCTTTACTTTTGAAGGCTGAAAACTCAGTTTTCTTATGCCTATCGTAATACTTAACAAAAACTATACCAGTAGTCCTATCTACCTCTTCTCCCAACTTCTTATATCTACTAACCTGAACTATCCTCTCTACTCTATATTCCATACTTACAACCTCCTGTTAACCTATTCTACTAAACTAAACAGAATTGGATTAGAATTTCAGGTTGGGTATATAACTTTCCCACTCTATATAACTAAACTAGTCTGAGTTAGAGTTTCAGGTAGGTTAGTTAGATAATTTTCCCTAATATGTATAACTCCTTGAATTACTTAGTTTTCCCATATCTCTATTTCTCTTAGTTATAGTAATTCATAAGTTTTCTATTACTAATTCTGAGATAGATATTGCTATACTTAAGAAACCTACTGAAAATGGGGGGGATTATCTATACTTATAGTAGTATAAGAGTACTATCTAACCTACTTACCTAACTCTATACCTGTTACCTATACCATTACCAGTATATCTCTATCAGATTAGTATTCTACGAATAATGAGATAACCTATGGAATACAAGGAAAACCTACTGAAAATGGGGGGATTATCTATATACTAACTATACTACTAATCAAAAATTATCTAACTGAATAAGTAATACTAGAAAGCTATTGTAAATCAAGTAATACCTACTGAAAAAGGGGGATATCAGTATAACTATATCAATATCAGAAGGGTATATAGCGATATAACTAACTATCTAACTCAAAACTAAAGTACTGGAATAGTAAGCTAACTAATAGGATTGGATAACAGGGTTAAGTAGAGTAACTAGGTTAGTAAGATTAGTAGTATAGCAGTGTTGAGAGTATAAGATAAGTAAGTAGGATAGTGTAGAGTAGGTTAGAGTAATTTAACTATCTCAGTAGTTAGCTTGATTAGGTCTTCTAATCCTTTAGCTTCTTCCTTAGAGAGGGATTTGTAGAGTTCTAGAGCTGTTTTGGAGTTCTTTCTGAGCTTATCTTCTATCTCCTGTAGTCTTTGAGATATGAAGGAGTCTTGAGCATTTACCAATTGGGTAAGCTTGGAAAGGGTAATGATTAGGTTCTTCTTTTCGTAATCTGAGAGCTTTACTTGGTTTAGGATGTTTAGGATTAGGGAAAGGTCTTTACGGTCTAGGTTGAACTTTTTAGAGAGTTCTGAGAGGGATTTGTTGTTGATTTTGTGTTCATAGAAGAGGATGATGAGTGGGATTAACTTTTGTAGTTCTGTGTAGGTAGGAATGCGTACAGTTTGTCCTCCTAGAGTAGCTATTACCTTAGCCATGTCTTCTAGGTCTAGAACTAGGAATAGAGGAGAAATCATAATTCCAGCTAAAGTTCTTACTAGTGAGTTAGATGTTACCCTGTTCATGCTTACCTCCTTAGTTCTGTAGTAGTAAGTTAACTTCATTAAGACTTTAGCTAGTTCTATTCTTTTCCTGTAAGAGTACTTAGCTAATCCTCTTACCTTGTCATAAGGAGAGAGTTTATACTCAGTAGAGAGCTCTATTAAGATTAAGATTTCAGATTTAGTTAAGTGAGGGAAAAGGGTTTTCCACAGTTCTTGGATTTCTACTAGGTAATCCTTGTCATCTTCCTCATCTTTAGTGTAAGGAGTTTTAAGCAAGTCATCAAAGCTCACATCTTTAGGATGAGCAAACTTTACCAAATCACTAGCTAAGCTCTTTCTCAAGTAAATTCCCCACTTGTTAATCCTTAAACCAGATTTTACCTTAAGGTAGTAGTCTAAAGCTATCTGAGGAGCTATCTCATCAAAGTTAAGTCCTCTTACCCAGCTGTACTTACTGTAATGAGTACCTAATAAATCCCTTATTAACTTAGTTAATACATCTAGGAAAGTTAGAGTACTATTTTCATCATCTAAATTATCCTGTAACTTTACTAATACCTCTTCATACTCCTCAAACCTAATCATAACTCCTCCTCTAGCTTACTAGATTGGGAAAGTTGTTGTAATACTTAAGAAACCTACTGAAAAATAGGGGATTACTCTAATAGAGAACTATCTATACTAACTGAGAAAGTATAACCATTATCAGTATGAGACTCCTTCTTAATCTTAACTAATCCTAAACTAATCTCATCTCCTACTTCTAACATAGTTATTAGGGAAATAATCTGAGCTAGGTAGTGCTTGTTCATAGGATTAGTAGTGGATAACCACTCTTGTAAGGACTGGTAAGTTTTCTTACTCATACTAACCTCCTTCTGATTGGTATCTATAAAACTAAACTGGATTGGATTAGAATTTCAGGTTACTACCAACCTGAAATTTGATAGTAAGAGAGTTTAATTTTAAGATAGGGATAGTTGGATAGGTTTAACCTGAAATTCTAGGGTAGATTGGTTTAGTTAATAGTGAGTAGAAAGTTTAGATTAACCAGCCTGAAATTCTCCCTGATTTGAGTTTAGTTTAGTAAACAGGTTTGAGAGGGGAGTTGAGATGAAGAAGTTTAAGGAAATGATTTACCAGAAAGAGATGTTAGACAAACCTGAAACACTCTTTGATGAAGAGTGTCTTGGTTTTAGGATTATAGGAATGTCTTTAGGAACTCACCCAGTAGCTTATGTAGGGCTTCCTGAGAATCACATATTAGCTGGTTTTGATTATGGTGATTTAAGTATTATTAGTGTTCATGGAGGTTTTACCTTTTCAAGTAAAGGTGATGGAGTTTACTTACCAAAAGGGTATTGGTGGTATGGTTGGGATTATGCACATCCTTTTGATTGGAAAGGGTATTATGATGAAAATAATGAGTTGGCTAAGATATGCAAGAAGTGGACTACGAGAGAAATATATGAAGATGCTAAAGATGTAGTAAGGCAATTGCTAGATCTAGAAGAATTTGCAGAAGCAATGTTGAAGAAATTTACGAAATATACTACAAATCAATAAAATTGAAGAGTAGGGAGGGTTGATATGGTTAAGAAAAAGTACGAGAAATACATTGGAAAGCTTTGTGAAATCATCTTGAAGGATAGTAGCTTTGTGGGGATGATTGAAGGAATTGAAAAAGAAGATGAGGAGGATTGGATTATTTTGGATTATGGTTATACAATCAAGGTGAAGGCTGTTAAAGAGATTAATATTCTAGATGATAAGGAGGTTAAAGATGGCTAAAACTTACATTAAAGCTAAGGTAGTTTACAGCAATTTAGTTAAAACTGTTGAGCTGGAATCTTGGAAGGATTACAGAAGGTTGTTTACAGCAGTTCTGAACTGTAAGGACAGCTTTTATTACGAAAGTAAAGGTAAGAGGAATTGGATAAGTCTGAGTGGAGCTGAATCAGTTTATGTAGAGGAGACCCAGCTATACGACTTTAAGTTAAGACTAAAAGTAGAAACTTTTGATGGACTAGTCCTGAATATTCCAATAGTTGGAGTTCAATACATGAACAGATTTTGGGAGAAGTTTAAGGATGCTGGACTAATGCTAGAGTTTGAACAGGCTAAGGATGTCCCAGCTTTTATAAACTTGAGGAATGTTCTTTCAATTGAGGAAGAGGAGGAAGTGAGATGAAAGCATTGTGTAAATATAAACTTTATGAAGGAACTGCATTAAGGTGTAATAAGTGTGGTTTTATTATGACAAGGTATTGTTACTCTCTTAAAGAGGGTAAAAGCTTTTCTAGTCTTAAGAAAGGTTTTGGAACTCTTCTTAAATATTTATGTGAGAAATGTGCAAAGGAGTTAGTTAAAAAGGATAATTTGATTTGTATTGACAATACAAGATCAATTTAACTAAATGTATGGAGGTGGAGTAATGAGACTGCTAGAATTTTTTACAGGAGATATACAAGAAATTCAAATTACCTTTGATGAGAAGATAGGGAAGTTTAGGGTCTCTATTCTTTATGAGAATGCAGATTTGAATTTGGTTCTAACTCCTTCTAAGTTTATTAGCTTTATGGACAACATAATGGACAATTCTGATTATATGGAACTTATTTCCTTGTTAGAAGATGATGTTGTGAATTTCTATCATTACTACAAAGTAATAGTATCAGCAATTAATCATTTGGTTTCACCTACAGAGGTTAAAACCTCTATTAGGAATGCTGAACTGGTAAAGATTTTGGAAGACTTGATTTCACGCTTATATGCTATCAGGTTTGGTAAGTCTTATCCAGTATTTTGGACTTTAACTAAAGAAGGGAATGAAGTTAGTTTTGTAATTGAACCTGTAGAAGTTTAGATGGAAGGAGGCTAAAAGATGAGACTGAAGTATTTAAAGAAAATAGCTAAAAAGGAGATTTATGATTACTCTCCTGTAAAAGGATTTGTGGAACTATGGGATTTTTCTTTATCCAATCTTAATCAAGAATCAAGAGAGGAAGCTGTATCAGTAGTAGCATCAATCAGCTATGGTAATGAAATGGCTAAAAATCCTAAAAAACTTTGGGATTTTCTTATTAAAAAAGGGCATAAAAGTCCATTTGAATTTATTAGATTTCCTATGAGAAAAGATGATTCGTATTTTTATATTGGTATTGAGCATTCTCTGAGAAATAAAAGAATTTTTACGTTTGAAGAGGAGTTACATCAAAGGAATTTTAAGCATTTTGTATTATCTCAAATTTCAAGTAGACTTGATAGTGATTCTGCGTCTGAAAAGGATTTAGAAAATTTTATAAAATGGCACAAACAAACAATAGCTACTTTTAAAGTTAAAGTTCCTCTCTTTGTAAGAAGTCAATATCATCGTCATAGGTGTTGCTCATATTTAGAACTTTCTCGTAGATATGTAAAACCTGATAAAGTAGAATTTGAGTTTTGGTATCCAGATGGGTTGCTTAATGAAGCAACAGGTTTAACATTCCAAGAGCTTAGTTATTTTTATCAAGAACTTGAAAGTATGTATAAGATTTTGCTTAAAATAGGCTATAAACCTGAAGTAGCCCGTTCTGTATTACCTCAATCTCTTTATACTGTATTTTGGGTAATGAAAGATTACAAATGTGCAAGGAATTTTTATGTAGAAAGATATTCAAAACAAGCTCAAGAACAAATAAGAGAAGTAGCTAAAGCAGAACTTGAGCTTTTATACAAATATCAACCTGAATTTTTAGGTCAATATATTAAAGTTATAGGAGATGATAAGTTAGGTTTGTATGATAAGGGAGGATTTACTATTAGGATTTTAGATATTCAAGATAAATATAAACAAATGCAAAGTAATGATTGGAATAAAGATGTTAAATATGTTTATGTAGAGTATGGAGATAAAGATTATTATGCAAGATTTAATTTAGAAATTGGATTATTTGATGAGAAAATTCTTAAGGAGGAGGTTAATAGATGATAGGAATTGAAGTTGTAAAGAGAGACGGTCATAAAGAACCTTTCAGTATGGATAAGATTATTAAGATGTATAACTTTTGCAGGCAAGGTCTAAATATAGATGATGAGCAATTTTGGAAAGAATTTCGCTTTACTCTTAAGTCTGGTATTACTACTAAAGAAATCCAACAAAATTTAATAGCTACTGCTAATAAGCTTTCAATATCAGATAAAGGTAGAATTAAAGACTATTCTATTCTAGCAGGTAGGTTTTATTTATTAGATTGGATAAAAGACATAAGATTACATAGAGAAAGGGAGTATGACACTTTTACTGATGATTACGGGTTTTTTCAAGATGCTAACGATTGGATTTTTCACTTAAAAAAGTATATAGAATTAGGTATTTATGATGAGAGAATACTTAAAATCTCTAATGACATTCTTGAAGAACTCTATGAGTATGCTAAAAAGGTTCAGTTAGATTATAATTATAACTTTCCTTATTTTATGTGGAATGACTTTTACTATCAGGTAGTAAAATTCTCAAAATCATATATATTGACTTATAATAATAAACCTGTTGAAACTTTTGCCGAAGCTCTCCTCTTAATTTCTATTCTTGGTTTTCTTCCAGATTATAAGCAAAATAAAGAATTATTCATGAATAATGTTAAAAAGTTTTATAAACTATTACTTGATAGGGTAATAATTCCAGCTACTCCTCAACTTTCTAACCTTAGAAGAGCTAAAGGTAATTTATCATCTTGTAATATCCTTGATATTCACGATAACCTTGAAAGTATTATGTATTCATTTTGGCAAGTTGCAGAGATTAGTAAAAGAGGAGGAGGGTTAGGTATTTATCTTGGAGAAGTAAGACCTAATGGAAGTTATATACAAGGGAATAAAGGTAAATCAGTATCAGTGTTAAAGTGGTGTAAGATACTTGACGATATGTTAGATACGATAGATCAGCTTGGAAAACGCAAAGGAGCTGGTACAGTAGCTCTCCCTATATGGCATATGGATATATTGGACTTTATGGCTATGCGTAATCCTATTGGGGAAATAAGAATGAAAATGTTCTCCCTCTACCCTCAAGTAGTAGTACCAGACTTGTTTATGGAGAGGGTTAAAGAGAATAAAGATTGGACACTCATAGACCACTATGAGTTGAAAATGAAGTGTGGTATTGACTTGGTAAACTGTTGGGGGAAAGAGTTTGAGGAAAATTATACGAAAGCAGAGGAGTTAGTTAAGCAAGGAAAGATAAGAGGTAAAGTTTATAAGGTTAGGGAAATTTATAGACAATTAATAAAGAACATATTGGCATCAGGAATGCCTTATATCTTCTTTGTAGACACAGTAAATCAGTATTCTCCCTTCAAGGAGCAAATTAAGTGTGGGAACCTTTGTGTAGAGTCTTACTCTCCTTTTTCTAACTCAAACCCTGAAGGTAAGAAACCTGATGAAAAGATAGAAGATTTAGGTTATGTACACTCTTGCAACCTTCTTTCCCTCAACTTACCAGTTTTGTATGAGCTAGGTTATTTACAGGATAATCAGAAATTAAGTTCTTTGATGAGGTTAGTAGTTAGGTATATGGACAACATTCTTGACATAGCAGGTCATCCTATCTATGAGATTAAAAAGCACAATCAGGACTACAGAACTTTAGGAATAGGGTTTGTAGGACTAGCAGACTTACTCATTAGGAAGTCAATAGACGACAATAAATTATACGCTTACAGGTTAACTAGTAGAAATGTTAACAAAGATGAGTTGTTTAACTTGCTTAAGCAGATATTTGGTAGGATAGCATTTTACTCTATAAGAGCTAGTGTAGATTTAGCTAAAGAGAAAGGTAGAACAAATAAGTATAGTGAAACTAAGTGGAACGAAGTACTCTTAGGCCAAATCCCTTATGGAGAAGGTTTTGAAGTTTCTCCTGTTGTTGAATTTGATGTAGATAGGGGTGAAGTTGATGAGTTGATAGAAGATATTCAGAAATATGGAATCAGGAATACAATGCTGTTAAATGCTCCTCCTAATACTTCTACATCTATTTACGCAGGAACTACTGCAAGTATTTTTCCTCCGTTTAACCTTATTCAGACTGAAAAGCAGTCTACTGGAGTTTATGTAGTATTTCCTAGATATATTACAGAAGGTTGGTTTTATTATGATGAGTATTCAAAGTTTACTGAGCAGGACTTATACGATGTAATAGAGATAGTTTCGTTTATACAAAAGTATATAGACTCAGGAATTTCTTTTGATTATCCAGTTAACATAAGAGATGGTTTCATTCCAAAAGAAGAAGTGGGTAGGATACTAGGTCAGTTTATCTATAAGGCTTGGAAGAGTGGAATAAAAGCTCTTTACTATGCTAGGATAGTAGCTAAAGCAGAAGGAGAACAAGCTAAAGAAGAGTGTGTAAGCTGTGCTAATTAATATACTACTCTACTAAGGAGGTTAGAAAAGATGGTAAGTAGGTTTCCTCAAGTGTTTAATCCAAATGGTAATGACAACTTCAGTGAATTAATCTGGACTGATGAAGTAGTAGAAAAGTCTACAGGACTAGCCAACCTCAACCTGAACAAACACTCTTATGCAATAGAGTGGATTAAGCAAGCTATGTCTATTCTTTGGAGACCAGAGGAAATATCTATGTCTGAGGACAAAAAGCAGTTTGATGACTTACCTAAAGGTATAAAGGATACCTTTGAGTATGTTATATCCTTTCTAATTCTCCTAGACTCAATAGTTCCTAATAATACTTCAACACTGTTAAGAGTAATGGCTGATGAGGAAATAAAAACAGCTCTCTATTGGCATACAGCTATTGAATCCCTTCACAGAGAGTCTTACCAGTATATACTTAAATCAGTGTTTGGGGAAGATGACAAGAAGATTAATGAGGTTTACTACAAGTTCAAGCATTTTGAACCTCTTCTTAAGAGGAATTACGCTATAACTAGGGATTTTCAAGCTCTTAATGATTTAGTTAACAGAGGAATAGTAGATGAGAATAATCTAAATCAACTTTCTTACAGACAAGAAACTCTCCAAAGAGCTGTTTTTAGAGCTATGGTAAACGATTTAGCTATTGAAGGAGTAGTGTTCTTTACAGGATTTAATACTTTCCATATTTTTGCTTATAAATTGGGCATTCTTCAAGGCTCTAATCAACAGATAACCCAGATCAGAAAGGATGAAGTTCTCCATATTCCTCTATTTACTTACATTCTAAAAGAGTGGAGGGATAGAGGATATTACTACAACGAAGAAGAAATTAAAGAGATATTTGGTAGGAGTGCAGAAGCAGATATTGAATTTTATACTAATTCAGTAGCAGGAGAAGTTCCATTAATGACTGAACAGAACATTAAAGACTACATTCAAACCTTAACTAACCAAAGGTTAGCCTTATTAGGCATATCTCCGATATTTGATGTTAACAGAAATCCATTTGAGGATATAGAAAAACTCTTAACTCAAGACAAAACCTCTTTCTTTGAAACTGGAGCTATTGATTATGCTCACATACCTGTAAGTGAAGAAGATATAGACAAGATTAACTTTGATTAGTGGAGTGAATTGTGTGCAACCATCAGTGGGAGGAGGTTAAAGTCAAGTCAAAGTATTACAGATTTTGCCAAAACTGTTTTAAGGTTCAAGTTTACGACAATAGATTAGGTTGGAGATTATTAACTGATTCAGAGAAAATCAAACTGGTAAAGATTCTAAAGAGGTTAATAAGGAGAAGTAAGTATGGGTAGAAATAGGTCTAAGAATAAGGGAAAGCAGTTTGAAGAGAGGGTAGCTAAAATCTTTAGAGAGTGTTGGAATCTTAAAAAACATGAATGCCACAGAGCCTTATCTTCAGGTACTTACCAGGTTGACTACTCAGACATAGTATTCTCTCCAGACACAATAAAAAGACCTCACTTAATAGTAGAGTGTAAAAAGCGTTCTAGAGTTTCAGCCAACCAACTCCTAACCTTTACATCGGAACTAAAGGATTGGGTTAACCAATTAGAAGTAGCCTCTCATAAGTACTATGAACACTTTGGAGTATTTCCATTCCCAATGATAGTATTTGCTACCAATAACATGCGACCCTTAGCAATAGTAAACATTGATCACTTAAACAGAATACCAGACTTCTCCAACCTTTTAAACCTTTACTTACCTAAAAGACCTGAATCTTTACCTTTCTACATCGTTAATAATGATTACATAGGAACTTGGTTAGACTTCTTCCTTAACTACTGTTTATCTCCAGTTTACGTATAAAGGAGAGCTAATCATGTTGATTATAGAAAGAGACTTCATAAGGAGATTAAAGAAGGGCAAAAGGAAAACCTACTTGCTAAACCTAACCTACTCTTCCACACTACGCTATCCTAAATACCACTTTACAGCCAATGATATTAACTCTGGACTAATGCTAACCATTCCTCTTAAGTATTATCAGTTTGATAAAAAGTTAAGACTTAAAGTAAGCAGAAGCCTTATGCTTACTTTATTAGAACTAATCCTAACCCACATAAAAGCTAAAGACCTAAAGTTTTCCTTATTAATAGATGAGTCCAAGTTTAATGAGAAGTACGAAATAAACTACCAGTTTGACCAAGACTGTTCATTAGCTAATCTAATCCAAAGTATAGTTAAATCCTATTCCTACATAAACAATCCAATCCAAACTTTAATTTCTAACCTACCTAATCAAGTACCATTATAATTATCAAGTTATTATAATAGAGTTAACTTACCTTAACTAGGTTAGCTAAGGCTAAATAATACTCTCCCTTCTTGAACTATTCTCTTTACTTTGTATTCCATTCTGACCTCCTTCCCCCTCATCTCTCCTCCCTGACCAGGAGAGTTAAAGGGTAGAGGAAATAACCCTCTACCCTTTCTTTAACCTTAAAGAGGTAGCTAATGAAAAAGCCTAACATAAAGGTTCAATCAGAACTAGATAAACAACTAACCTCTCTAAGAGACTACCTAGAAGGTAATTCCAAGGATTTCAAACTAGACCCAGACTTAGATTCCCTAAAGTTAGAAGTAGCTTCTTTTACAAGGTTAATGATAAAAAAGTACATGTCTCGTCTGATAAAACTAGGAGAGAAACTTGAAACCCTAGAAGACGAATTACTTTCTAACGCTAACTTCTCTAACTTCATAGAACAGGTAGAGTTCTATAATGGATTAGTTCAAGCTTATAACTCAGTATTCAATAACCTTAAGTCCTTAGTACCAATCCTAAAAGAACTTTCTAAGTTATCTCAATCAGTAGAGTTAAGAGTAGTAGAAACTGAAGAAGACTCTTCTATACTAGAGCAACTAGAGATAAATCAAGAAACCAGAAATACCCTAAAGGAAATACTAAGTTCAGTAGTAGAACATCTAGAAGTATAGCTAATACAACCTCAAAACATTATTCCTCACAACCCATATATCAGACTGGGGCAGGGTAGGAGAGCCTGAGTTGGCCACTCAGGTAAAGGGAGTCCCAGTCCTCCCTTCTCCTACCTTGCAAATCCATAACACTCTAAAAGAGTTCAATAATGCTAAACCAACTAATCAATAAACTAAAAACCTTACCTCCTAAAGAGAGGTCTATACTAAAGAAGCTAATAGAGAAGTTCCAAAATGACCCTCAATCTTTATTCCAACTATATGCTGAATTAGAGGGCTATAAAGAAGTTCCAGTAGACATAATAACCTTTATAGAACATCCTAAGTATTTAGGCCTTTCTTTAGGAGGTAAGATATACCCATTATGGAAAGAAGCTCTAAAAACAATCTTTCCTAACCCATTCTACTCTCCTTATTATGAGTGCATCTTGCGAGGTGCGATAGGGGTTGGCAAGAGTTCAATAGCAAGGGTTATAACACTTTATGATCTTTATAAACTTCTCCTATTGGAAAATCCTCATAAAAAGTTTAACTTAATTCCTACTGATAGGATAGTAATAGCTCTCTTCAACGCTACACTAGGATTGGCTGATCAGGTTTTATATGAACCATTTAAGAACCTAATAGCTAACTCAGAGTTCTTCCAAGAACATTTAGATGCTGAGAATAGGAAAACATCTGAAATCAGATTTGTTAATAACATAGGTATAGTAGCAGGTTCTAGGTTTACCCACACTCTTGGTATGGCTGTATTTGGAGGAATACTTGATGAAGCTAACTTTGATGTAATATCTAACCAAGCTCAAGAGTCTTACAATGCACTCCTTAGAAGAATGGAATCTAGGTTTGCTCAAGCTGGTGGCAAACTTCCAGGACATCTTTGCTTAGTGTCTTCTGAGAAATCTCCTACTGATTTCGTTTCCCAGCATGCAGAAAAGGTAAGAGGTAAGCAAGGAGTAATAATCTTCCAATACCCTATATGGGAAGTTAAGAAACATCTAGGTATTTATTCAGGTGAAACCTTTAAGGTTTTCATAGGAGATGAAACTACTGATCCATTCATAATAGAAGATGAGTCCCAACTGCAATACATAGATGAAACTAAGGTAATAGAAGTTCCAATAGAGCTAAAGGATAAATTTGAGTTAGACTTACACAATGCCATAAGAGACTTAGCTGGTTATTCAGTAGGTTCAACCCATAGGATATTCAAAACTAAAAACATACTCATAAAACAAGCTTCAGTTACTAACCCTGTTAACCAACAGATAATTAGATTATCCTTTAACGACAAATCAGATGTCTTAATTAACTACTTCAACATAAACTACCTAAAGAACCCACTCTTTAAAGAGTGCCCTAGAGTTATTCATATAGACCTTTCCATAACAGGAGATAGGACAGGTATAGCTTCAGGTTACATAAAAGGCTACAAAACAATAGAAAGAGTTGACCCACTAACTTTAGAAAAACACTCTTTTTCTGAACCAGAAGTAGTTATAGATTTCGTAGCTTATTTAGAACCTCTACCAGGGGAGAGAATTCCATTTTACAAGATAAGACAATTCATAGTAGACCTTTCTAGATTAGGTTACCCAATAGCAATGGTAACTATTGATGGGTTTCAGTCTGAGGATATGAGGCAACAGTTAACCCAGATGGGTTATAAAACAGCTCTCTTATCAGTAGATAGAACTAAAGACCCTTACCTCTCCTTCAGAGACGCTATATATGAGGAAAGAGTTTGGATACCTAAACACGACTTACTGATTAAAGAGTTATTACATGTAGAGGATATAGGTAAGAAAATAGATCACCCTCAAGAGTTCCCTGATGGAACTAAAGGTAGTAAAGATGGTGCTGATGCAGTAGTAGGAGTTTATTGGAATTTAGTAACTAATAAAGATTTAATCAAACAGTTAGCTTTCCAAAGGATTCATAAAGCAGAAGTAAGTAATACCTCTCAACAAAACCAAACTCTAACTCAACTGTTTTGGGGTAGCTATTTTGATTGATTAAGAGGTTCTGAATGTGAAGTTCATAACAATAAAAGAACAAGACTCAATAGAACTCCTACCTCTATCAGACTTACATTTAGGTTCAGAAACCTGTAACCTACGCAAAATCCACTCAGTTCTTAACTATATAACATCTAACCCTAATGTTAGGGTAGTATTATTAGGAGACTTGTTAGAATCAGCTATCATAGGTAGTAAAGGTAATCCTTACAAGGCTAAGTCAATAGATGAAGAGATAAGGTTAGCAGTTTCAGTCTTAAAACCTATTAGAGATAGGATAATAGGAGTAGTAAGTGGAAACCACGAGAACCGTATATCCAAATCAGTAGGATTAGATATCCTATCCCTCTTAATGAGAAAGCTAAACTTAGAAAGATTCTATTCTCCAGACTTTCTAGTCTTAAAAGTTTCTCTACCTAAAACAGCTTGGTACTTAGTGTTGCATCATGGAATAGGAGGAGGCAGGTTAAAGGGAGGTAAGATAAACAATTTGCACAGGTTTGGTAATATCTTCCCTAATGCAGATATAATCCTAACAGGCCACACTCACGACTTCATAATAACAGCAGACCAAAAGTACATAATAGATAGAAAACATTCTAGGATTAGATTCCACAAAACCTACTACATAAATGTTCCTTCCTTCTCTATGGAGTATGGAGGATATGGTTCAGCTCAGGCCTATCCTCCCAGTGTGAATGGTACTGTAAAGATAGAACTACCTAACATACCTAATGCTACTAAAAGAAGTTTTAACCTAAAGATAGAACACTTAACCTTTGAATGACAAGGAAACTAAAATGGGATTGCTATCTAAAATACTCTCAGGTTTAGGGTTAGAGCTAAACTTACCTGAAAACTACAAACCAACTCAAACCAATTCAACTAACTCTCCAATTCAGTTTACTCAAAAAGACTACAAAGTAATAACAGAGGTAGTTTCTAAGTACCTAGAGGTTTCTAGGGATTATCAAAAGTTTTACAAGGAAATAGAGAGGGTAAGAGAAACCTATATAGCAGAAGTAATCCTAGACCAATTTACCTTTGATACATTAACTCCTGATGTATCATCAGACAACATTATAGAGATAACTCCTAATATTGATAATCCAGAATTAGCTAAAGCTCTAGAAGACTTTCAACTTAGGTTTGATATAGATAGGTTAGTACAGGACATAACTCCAGACCTAATAGCTTTCGGTTCTTACACTCTTAAGCCAATAATAGAGGAAGGTCAAGGTATAGTAGAAATCAAAGATGATTATTTACCTTATGAAGTAATACCTTTCTATAAAGGGACTGATTTGGAGTTCTACCTCAAGTTAGATGATAAAGGCAAACCTAACTTCTACTATAATCCAACAGACTTCGTAGTATTCTTTGTTAATGCTAGAAGAATCAGGTTAAGGCTAGGTAAAGGGTTCTTATCTTACTTTAGTGAGGAAGAGAGGAAGAAGCTACCCTCCTTCCTTAAGATAGGAACTCCTCTCTTTACATCAGGAGTTATTAAGAAGATTAAAGAACTTGACTTACTAGAAAAGTTAGTACCTGCTTCTCAAATTCAACTCCTCTCTAAAGGTAATGTAGTAGGAGTATATGTATCTCCTACTATGTCTCCTGAGGAAGCTTCAGACTTTGCTAAACAACTAGAGAGGAAGCTTAATTCTCTAGGTGTATCAGTAGATAAAGACCTAGACCAGCTCTCAATAGTGGAAATCCTAAAAGGAGCTGGTAGGATAAAAGTAATACCTGTTACCTCAGAGAAAGGTCAAATTACTAAACTGGACTACAAACCTGAAGAGTCCTCCAACCTGTTAGATTCAATTCAGGACTTAAGGCAAGTTATATTAACCAGTGTAGGTATTCCTCCTGAGCTTGTTTTCAACTCAGGAGATAGTACTAAGAATGAAATCTTAAAGAGGTACTCTAGGTACTATCGTAAGCTTAAGTACATACAGAAAGCTATTGTAGATGGATTAAGAGAGCTTACCCTTATCCACCTTATTAACAAAGGTATATCAGTAACTCCTGAAGACTTTTCAATTAGGTTTACCAACTCAATCATCAATATAGACGACTTAGATAAGATTGAGTACGCAGTAACCATAACTCAAAACCTTTCAGACATCCACAGGTTTGTTAATGACTTACAGAGTGATGAAAACCTTTCTCAATATGTAAACACAGAAGGTTTTGCTGAATACCTTAACAACGAACTCAGTAAGATAGGTTTAGACTCCTTAATTCAACTCCCTGGAGAGGAACAAGACTATGAAGCTAATCCAACAACTTAACCAGATGTTAGAAGACTTATCTACTCTAGGAGTTATTCCTAGCAACCCTCTAGCTTTAATAACCTATGATGAAGTAGAGTTAGACATACAGGAGTTGGAAAACAGGTTTAAAGAGTACCTCAACTACTTAGGCTACTCTAACATAGAACCTAAAATCCTTTCCTTTGACCCTAACACAGGAGAGCTCTTAATCAGGTTTACTAATCCTGAAACTAAGGAAGAGGTAGATGTATTCTTTACAGTAGTAGATAACGAAGTCTTAGCAGTAGTAGTTAGTCCAGATGATGAACCAATAGAAGTAAACCTAACCAATTTAGAAGTTCCACTAGCTTACTACACTATATCAGCAGGAATAGATTGGGATGAACCTCTAACTTGGCTTAAGAAATCTGTAGTATCAGCTCTATTCTTAGCTGGTAAGCTAATACCTGAGTCTTACCATGTTATAAGAGGTAATCGTAGAGAAAGATTACCTCTAGTAAGGAAAGGTAAATTACCTGAGATAGTTAAAGCTAATCTTAAAAGAGTAAAAGCTCAATCTTTAAAACCTAAGTTTAAGCTTAAAAAGTGTAAGGTAAGTTAAGGAGGATTAATTATGAAAACTATAAAACCTACTGCTAAAGGTAAGGTCATAGTAAACTACAGAGGCAAAAGATACGAATTCCCTACTCAATACTCTAAAGACCTAGCTAACTTACCTCCAGTAAAACTACTCCTCACTAAAGGAGTACTAAAGGTAGTAACTGAAGAACCTAAACCTCAATCTATTAAAGAAGATTCTCCTAAAGAGGTAAAGCAAGACTTTAAACCTAAGAGAGGTAGGAAACCTAAGAAAGAGGATTAATCAATGTTAACCTTGGAAGAGCTCTTTAACTTAATCCTTATCCGTTCAGGTCAGTTCTTAATAGGTAAAGATGATGTAGAGCTAGACTACGATAAGTTTGAGGTTTTAGTTAAAAAGACTCTCAAAACTTACTCTAAGTATAAACCTATTAGGGAAAAGCTCTTTATAACCCTAACTAACTACCAATACACTTTTACTGAAAACATACCTTACTACATATCAGATGTAAATCCTTGCTACTCTACTGTATTCAATCCACTACTACAAATAGCTACTCAATCTGGAAATACCCCATTTATAGAGTGGGAGTATAGGAAACCTACTCTCTACACTAACTTCAATGGTAAAGCAGAAGTTGTAGCTTGGTTTGAGTGGGAAATCAAAACTGATGATTCAGGTAAAAAGTTTATAGAACTTGAGGATGAGCTTTACCTAGACTTAATAACAGCAGAGTTCTTAATGGGATTAGCTAGGAGTAGGAGAAGCTTTTCATTGAATGATCTTCCAATTACCAATGATTCCGAAATACTTGCATCTGAAGGACAAAAGCTTTATGAAGATACAATTGAAACCTTAAGACAAACCTCAATATTGTTGTAGAGGTTATAAGTGGTAAACAAACCTTATAAGGATAAAGATTGGCTTTATCACCAATATTGGGAATTAGGCAAGTCTACCAGACAGATAGCAAAAGAGTTAAAAGTTGACCCTGCTACAATAAGAAATTGGTTAATCAGGTTTGACATTCCAAGAAGAGAACCTAATGTAAAGAAAAATCTTAATAAGAAGGAGTATTACAAGGATAAGGATTGGCTTTATTATCAGTATTATGTTCTAAAGAAGTCTAAATCTCAGATAGCTAGGGAATGTGGTATTATTCCTCCATCGTTGGACTTTTATTTTAAGAAGTTTGGGTTTAAGACAAGAGAAGAATTTAAACCTTATATGGATAAAGATCGGTTATATCAGGAGTATGTAGTAAACAGGAAATCTTCTTGCCAGATTGCAAAGGAATTAGGCGTTGACGATGAGACTATAAGAATTTGGTTGATAAGACACAATATAGAAAGGAGAGAGAAGAAAGAAGCCTGTTCAACTGTTAAAAATTATAATCTTACTTTATCAGAAGAATTTAAACAAATGTTGGATGGTCTTCTTTTAGGGGATGGTTGTTTAACAAAAGATAAGAGAGTAAAAGGAAATGCTTATTATCAACATGGAGATAAACACAAGAATTATATAGAATGGCTAAGACAACAGTTTATTGATGAAGGTTTGGAGTGTTCAAGAATTTATAGGAAAGAACATAAGCGATTTAACAGTGTTACTTATCATTTTATAACAAAACCCTATCCTTGCCTAACAGAGCAATATCTTAGATGGTATCCAGAGGGTAAAAAGATAGTACCAAAAGATTTGGAGTTAACTCCAATAGTTTGTTTACATTGGTATATTGGAGATGGGAGTCTGATAAAGAGATACAATAAGAAAAGAAGACCTTATATTCACCTTTATACGAATTCTTTTTTTACTTGAAGATGTAGGGTTCTTAATTGAGAAGTTTAGTGAAGTAGGTATTAAAGTTAAGTATCATATTTCAAAAGAGAAATATCCAGTTATCAGATTAAACCCAGATGAGACTATTAAGTTTCTTAACTACATTGGTTCTTGTCCAGAACCAATTAAACAAGACTATGGTTATAAGTGGAATTTAAGCTGATTTTAATCCTAGCATCAGAAGGTAAGGATTTATACGAAGACACAATAGAGAAACTTCAACAATCTTCAATATTAATCTAAGAGGAGTAGTAAATGGGTAGGTTAATAGATAACCTCAACCTCTTGTTAGAAGAGCTAACTGATAAGCAAGACCTAAACTTAAGATGGTTTATAAGAGAACTTTTAATGTACCTAATACCAGAGTGGCCTACTGACCCTCAAGATGCTATCTTCCCTGGAAGAACATTTACTTATGAGGCAATAGTAAAAGTAAAGTTTACCAAGAAAGATGGAATCTGGTTAGACTTTTCTAAGAAGCCTGATGCTAGATACTCAGTAGCCTCTCTTCAGGTTTTAGCTAATGAGCTTTCTGATAGAGTGGTTCTTCAAGTTTCAGCAGGCTTTTCCAAAGCTAGAGAATATGTTCCAGGACTACCTCAAAGATTACAAACTAAACTAGTGATATCTAAAGAAGAGCTTTCCCAAGACACTTTATCCTCAGTAAAGAGGTTTGAACAGGACTCAGTATTAAAGGGTATGAGAGAAGCCTTTATAACCCTCTTTACAGAACTCAAAAAGCTTTCTAAAGGTAAGTAGTAATGAACCTATCCCAAGAGGTTTTAAGATTGCTAGAAAAGTCTAATAAACCTGATCCATCTCAGATAGTAGAGTTACCTAGATGGAAGCGTAGGAAGTCTAAAGTAACCTTACATCAGCTATATGTAAACTTTCCTTATGAAGTTTTCAAGTATGACCCTATTCCTCCTCAACCAGTAAAGATAATCAGGTTTAAACTATCTGAAGACCTACTTTCTTTAGACATATGGGCTAGAGTTAAATCAGCTACCAGACCAGGAAAGTTTTTCAACTGTATTATTCAGTTACACAGGAAGAATGAAGATATAGAATGGAACTGGGACTTACCTTGTGAAGTGTGGTGTCAATGTGAAGCCTTTAGATACTTTTTAGCCTATCCACTCTACATTAGAGCAAGCTTAGCAAGGATAACATCTCCTTGGAACAAAGTACCTAATAAGGTGAGGAACCCTTTTAAAGTGCCTGCACTTTGTAAACATCTGGTATTAGTGTGTAATAAGCTCTTCAAAACAGGTATGGTAAAAGGTCAAATCCTTTGGTACCCAGAACAGTACAGGTATGGTGGTAAGAAAAGATGACTCTTTCAAGACAAGTGTTAAGCTTATTGGAGAGGTTTATTAACAAAATAGACTTATCTTCTTTACTGGACTTTTCTAGTAGGTTTGTTAAGGAGTTAAAGCAGGGAGTAAAGTACTGTAAAAGGTCTCAAAACTTCTATTATTGTTTAGGAGACTACATCCATCACTCAAACTTAGGAGTTAAGTTTTGGGAATATACTGATAGTTATGTTTGGCTTGCTTTTACTCTCTCCTTGCCTAAAGGAGAGTCCGTTTCAGTTAACTTTTGGATTGTAGAGAGTAAAAGCGTAGCTGGTAGATATAAACCTCAACCTAAGTCTATCCACATCTACCTTTTAAAAGATGAGGTAGTAAAATTTCCAGAGAGAAAGTTATTAGCTTCCTTCCTAAGCACTTTACTCCATGAACTGGTTCATTACTTCCAGCACAAAGGTAATGCTTTAAAGAAGTCTCCTGTTTACCATCTTAATCCAATAGAAGTTGAAGCTTTTGCTGTTACTTATGCAACTTTAGCCTTTGTTTACCCAATTATAGAAAAGCAGTTTAGGAACTACTTATCTAATTCTACCCTAGAACAGTGTAGAAAGATAAGGAATTCCCTCGTAAAGTATGGAAATACTTATTGGACTTATTTTGATGAGTTTCCTTGTACTTCTAGGTTAACTCGCAGGATAGTTAAGAAGGCTCTAGATTACTTAGAACAGTTCAAAAGGGCAACCCAATGATAAAGTTTAGAGACCCAAACGACAAAATATTACTTCTTTCTGAAGCAGGTTTACTAAACCAATATGAAACCCTTAATGATGTAGAAAACCTCTCACAAGAAGCCATTGAAGAAATCTGGCAAGGTATTATTAAGCGTCGTAAACCTCTAAAGAAAAGGTTAAAAGATAGGAAGCGTTCTTTAATCCAAAAGCAGAACTGGAAAAAGTACAGAACTAAATACCTCTTAGCTCTAAGAAAGTGGCACAAATCTATATCTGGTAAAAGGTTTCACAGAGCACTAGGTAGATTCTTAGCTACTAGGTTATTCAGGAGTGAATCTTATTTACCCCCATCAGAAAGATACGAATTCCTCAAGCTACTCTCCAGCCTTAAAACCCATTGGTATATAGAAGGAGCTTACTACAAACCACTCTTAGAAGAAGTTGAGTACGAGCTCTTTACTGAAGAAGTATTACCTCTAATAGAGGAAATAGAGAAGAAGGTTCTTATAGAGAATAGACTTGATAAAGAGGATGTAGAATTCCTCCTAGACATAATAGGAGAGGACTTGTTTACAGTAAAAGATGTGTTAAAGAAAATGCTACTTTTCGCCCTCTCTAACAATCCTGCTAACTCTTCCTGCTATGCTCAGGTAGCAAAGCAGGTTTATGACAACCCTGATAAGTATCACTCTCACTCAATAGCTTTAGTGTCTTGTGGTAATAACCCTTCTATAACCTTATCACAGCAAGGTGAACCTAAAGTAAACCATGCATTGATAATATCAGGAGATAAGTCTAAGATACTATTTGATCCATTAGAGAAGAGTAGAGTTGCTTACAACTACCCTAGTATCAGCTACTCTAACATAAAAGGTTCTCAGTGCCAAATTATAAAAACAATCCCAGTTTCACTATTTCTTGAATTAGTGAGGAAATACGATGGAAAGGTTAGTTGACCTCATAGAACCACAAATTCAGTTCACACTGCAAGAGTCTAACGAAGTAGATGGTATTCACATCTTAGGTAAGGTAAAAGGCCAATTCTTTGTACCAGATGGTTACTCTAGAAACAATCGCTTCTACCCTCGTAAGCTTTGGGAAAAGGTAATATCCAATCCAGATATCCAAAAGAAGCTTAAAGAAAGACGAATGTTTGGAACTATTGGTCATGATACTCCTATAAACGACAACACAATAGCAGAAGGTAAGATTTCTCACATAGTAACTAACCTCTACATAGATGAGCAAGGTAGAGGTATAGGAGAAGCTCTAATTCTTAACACTCCTGCTGGTAGGGTTCTTAATACTTTATTAAGAGCAGGAGCTAAACTCTATGTATCCTCTAGAGCATTTGGAGAATATGAAGGTAAAGACCCTACTGGTAAAGTCCCAGCTTTAAATCCTGATAAGTATGAACTGATAGGTTTTGATTTCGTTTATGACCCAGGATTCTTACAAGCTAACCCTGAACTAGTTGAATCCATAAAGCAAGACTTAAAGGAATGTTTAGGAGGTATATGTAGTATATCAGACAACCAAACTAACTTTAATCAAATTCAGGTTAAGGAGGATAAGAGCATGGCTATGGAACAAGTCCTTGAACAACTTACTAAAGAGAAAGTAGAACTAGAAAAAGAGCTAGACAAAGTTCTTAAGGAAAATGAGGAACTCAAAAGACAACTTGAAGGGCTCCAAAAGAACCAAGAGGAAGCTAAATCTGTAAAGGAGAGCCTCACTAAGGTAGAAGAGGAGCTCAAATCCCTCAAAGAAACTCTTGTTAAGTATGAGGTACTAGGTACTCCTGAGGAGATTAAAGAGGCTCTAAAAGAGTCTGAGGAAATCCTCAAAGCTTACCTCAAAATAGGTTCTCCTGAAGAAGTTGAAGAGTCTCTCCTCAAGTCTAAAGAAACTCTTGAAAAGTACCTTGAGTTAGGTACTCCTGAAGAAATTAAGGAAACCTTAGAAAAAGCTAAATCCACACTAGAAAAACTAGCAGACTTCCAGTCTAGGGTAGGTTCATTAGAAGAGGTTGAAGAATTCCTTAAAGGTATAGAGCAGGTTCTCCTTAAGCTCAAGGAGGAAAAACTCAATAAGCAAGTAGAGGAACTAGCTAAAGAGTTTAAAGCAGACAAGGAAGTTGTAGAAAGGTTAGTTTCTAAGTTAGGAGTAGAGGAAGCTAAAGAAGTTCTCTCTAGGATGACTGAATCAGCTAAGTATGTTAATAAGTATAAAGTTTCCTCATCTAAGGTAGACGAAACCAAAGAAGATACTCCCAAGTTCCTTAAACCCAGAACAGTAAGGATAGCTGAATCATTCCTCAAGTAACTAACCTGCACTATCAGGTTAGTTAAATCCAATTCAATCCAAATTAAACAAGCAAAGGAGGATTAATATGAGCGAACTCATTATTGAAAAGAAGCTTAGGGAAGTAGAAGCACAAGCAGAGAGCTACTTTAAAAGGTATCGTGAGCAGGTAGAAACCCTTGAATCCCATACTATCCTTGGTAAGCTTAAAGGAGTTCAAGCTTGGGATGTAGTTCAGCTTGGTAAAGAACTTGAAAAGTGGGAAATGCTTGAAGCTACTGTTAGGGAAGATGGACTTAGCTCACTAGGAGCTCTTCCCAAAGTAGCTTTTGATGTTATCACAGTAGCTTATGGTAACTCTGTTATTCCTTTCATAGCTAGTGTACAGAACATTGAAGAAGAGCGTGGAAATGTTTACTTCAAAGTAATCAAGAGGCAAGACACAGGAGATACTATTATTGACCCTAGAACTGGAGCAGTTCTTCCTAGTGGACTTGCTTCTAATGTAATCTCAGATAAAGAAGTAGCTACTGGAGATGGTACTACTAAAGACTTCACAGTAACAATTGAACCTGTTCCTGTAAGACCTGAAACTTTCCAAGTTAAAGCTGGAAATGTTTATGGTAAGGATGATGGTAATGGAGTAATCCTTGGAGTAGGAGTTTGGGGTTCTATTGACTACAAAACTGGTACAGTAGAACTCCACTTTGCTGATGCTCCTGCTAGTGGAACTTCTATTGTAGTTGGATATCAGCTTGATGTAGAAGCTCAAGCAGATCTACCTAGCATTGGTTCTGTATTTGAATCTGTACCTGTTACAGCTAGGATTTATGCTCTTAAAGGAGTAGTAGGACTTCTCCAATCCTATGCTCTCAGGCAAAGGTTTGGAATTGTAGCTGAAGATGAACTAGCTAAAGACCTGGTTGTAGCTATTAATAATGAAATTGGTGGCGACCTTATCAGGAAGATGAATGCTAATCCTGCTGGTGGAGTTATTAATTGGGATAAAACTCCTCCAGATGGAGTAAGCTACTTTGAACATAAGCAAACAGCTAAGGATGCATTAGCAGATCTTGAAGGTTCTATTGTTCAGAATGCAGGTAGAGGAGTTATTAATGTTATCATAGCAGGTGCTAAGGTAGCATCCATTCTTTCAACTCTCCCTGGATTTGAGAAGATTGCTGATGGTAAGGCAATGGGTGCTCATGTATTCGGTACTCTTGATGGAGTAACTGTTATCAGGGTTAACGATGCTAATGCACTCCCTGCTAATGTAGCACTAGGAGTTTACAATCCTGATAACCCATTTGAAGGTGCAGCAGTTTATGCTCCTTATATGCCTCTTACTACAACAGACCTCATTCCACTTTCTCCTAACCCACTAACAAACCAGAGGGCTGTTGCTGTATGGGCTGGAGTAGAAGTTATTGTTCCTCAGTTCGTAGGTAAGCTTGAAGTTAAGAATGCTTAATTGATATAGGGAGAGGGTACCAACCCTCTCCCATTTTCAGTAATAAAGGAGGTTAAGGTATGGCAAAGATACATGAAATAATTTCTCTACTAGAGGAGTTAGATATAGAAATCCCCACTAAAACTTGCGTATGTCCTAACTGTGGTTATGAGATGGAAGCTCCTATGGGAATACCTTGCTCTAATTATGATTGTCCTAAGTGTGGTACTCCTATGACTAGGAAGGTAGATGACCAAGAACCAGAACAACCTACAGAAGAGCCTGAACAATCTAATGAAGCTAAAGTTATAAAAGCTAAACTTATTTTTAATGGTTCAGATGCTCCTACTTTTGATTTAGTAGATGAGCAAGGTAATCCTATCTTTTCAGCTCTTAACAAAGTAGATGCAATAGCTAAGCTACTCCAACTTAAGTCCAATCCTACTGCTGAAGATGCAGTTCTTTGTGCTATGGAAGATGGAGAGTGCGAAGTAGAAGTTGAGGTAGAGGGATAGGAATGGTAAAAATAGATTACGAGTTGTGTATTCAATGCTATATCTGTGTAGATGAATGTCCTATGGGTTGTTTTCAAATTCTTAACGATTACCCTCACTTTTCTAGTTCAAGTGAATCCTCTTGTTTAAATTGTGGGTTATGTATCCAAAATTGCCCTACACTAGCAATAGATTGGAAAGATTCAGTTATGTAGAGGAGGTTAAGTTATGGCTAACGCTAAAAGACTTTTAGCTTTAGTAGAGAGGTGTAAGTCTAGGAAGAAAAAGGTTAAAGAAGCTCTTACTCAAGACCTCTACGATAAAATGGGGATTATCCTTAGAGAATCTTCTTATTTTGACTTTGACCCTATTGATGAAGAGCAAGGTACTTATATGGTAGCTATTAATGTAGCAGGTAAAGAAATCCTCCAAGTAAATACTAAGCTAGATGAAAATGGTAACATTGTCTTTGATTCTTATGAGGTAGATGAAGGTGGACTTAAAGCTATGGTAGAGTTTATTGAGAATAAGGCTAAGGAGCTTCAAAGTGGAGGAGAGGAAGGTTAAAGAACAACTCCCTAAGTTCTTCATAGACCAAGCCTCCTTCCTTTTCCTAATTAATCATCTTCACTTACTTCCAGAGGACTCTCTTCAGAGAAGGTTGGAGGAGATACTTAAGTTTGGTTGTAAATCTAACTACCAGAGAATCTTTGTTTGTAGAGTAATAAAGCTAGCTAAGGAAAGAAAATTCAGCTCTAAAACGCTTTCACTAATACAGAAACTTAAAAAGGTTTGTGGAGTTAATGAAATGAGGTTAATAGAAAGACTTAACAGCCTACTCTTAGAGATAGATGAGGCTAACTGGGTAAGTAAAGTTAAACCTAAGTGGCATCCTCCTGAAGGTTTATTTACTAAAGACCCTGAGACAATAGCTAAAACAGTAGCTAAGGCTTCTAAGGATTATAAGCAAGCTGTTGCTAGAGTAAACTTCTTCTACAATAGGTATGGTTGTTCAGGAGATAGGAAAGGAGATGAGATTTGTAGGAAGAGGACTAAAGTTCTTCAACTCTTAAGGAAGATTTTTAAGAAAACTGAGGAAGAGGCTACTAAGGTAGTCATTACTTACGATGGAGATACTTTTGATGTAGTTTACCCTAGTGGTAGTGTAGAAAGCTTTTCTGATGAAGCCTCTTTCCTTCAGTTTGTAAGGGATAAGAGAGTTAAAGGTAAGAATGGAATGACTGATCAGCAGTTAGTAGATTGGGTTAAGAATGCAGGTTACATAGAGGCTGTACTGGGTTAGTAATATTTTTAGCCAATTCGTATTACTTAGTATTACTGCTATTCAAAATTCCCTAGGGTCAATAAGAATTCGTAATACTTAGTAATACTAATCTAACTAATCGTAATACTAGAGAGTTCAAATGGACAAGCAAGCCATAGTAAGATTAATAGTTAGGTTAAGCAGTAAAGAACCTACTCTCTACATTATAGAGGCTATCCAATTATTAAATACTGCTTTACTCCTTTATGAAGAAGATAGGACTTTATCTACCTTACTTTACAGTAGAGCCTTGAAGCTCCTTACAGCAACTAATAAGGAAGAACAGTAATGGCTATTCTAGACAACCTTTCACTAATACTCAGTAAGATTTCTGTAAAGGTATTTAATGTCTTAGTAAGGATATATGGAACTCAAGCTGATGTTTACTCTCCCAACCAAAACACTCCTGAAGGATTTTTAGCTAAATCTTTCCACTCTGAAACTAATGAACTTTACTCCTTAAAGCAATCCAACATCTCAATAATACCAGTACCAGACTATTCACAACACTACTCTAATTTTGGTGATGACTACTACGATATGGAAATCTATACAGACTACTTAGAAGTAAGGGAGGGGGATAAATTAAAGTTTAAGTACTTAGGTAAAGACTACGATGTTAAAGTAGTAGCTGTTGAAACTATAATTCCAGTAGTTCCAGATGCAGTTCAACTACTCAAATTATACTGTAAGGGTTAAAGGTAATGTTAGATTTTATACTCTTTCACTCACTAGGTTGGTTAAAGGATTTCCTGCAACCAGTAGTAGAACCTGTATCTAATACACTAGGAGAGGTATTCGTTCTAGACAATGAGGACTTGATTTCAGACTTTAACTCCTTTCTTAGGAATAAGTCTGATGGTAAGTGGTTTGCCACTTGGAATTTAGAAATTCAAGAATATCCAGCTAAGTCTTCTATAATCAGGCAACCTTACATAGACCAGTTAGTAGGAGTCCAGTATAAGACTATACCTATTACCTTAGTAATAACAGGTTCATTCTTATCTAATTCTCCTGTTAGTATAGTAAAACTTTACGAAACTATTTACCTCTATCACGATGCTTCTTATCATGAAGCTGTACCTATCCTAGTAGAGGATAAACAAGTAGAACTACCTTTTAACTACAGAATTTCTACTACCAGTGCTATTCACTCTTATAAGAATTCAGCTTTACCTAGTTTTGATTATGAGTTCAAAGTTGACTCACTCTTATTAACCAAGATACAAGAAGGTAAGTTAATTCAAATCCCTCTCTTAATAAAGGAGGTAATTTAAAATGGTACTCTACTCTTCGCTAAACCATCCTGTAAGAGTTCCTTATGGAGATACAGTAATAATTATTCCTCCATATGGTTCAGTGAAGGTTAAAAAGCCTGAACTGTTAGGAGCTATTCCTAAAGGAGTTATGAAGCTTCAAGAAGACCCTATCAGGAAACCTGCTAAGTCTACTAAAAAGTCTTCTAAGACTGGTAAGAAATCTAAGTAATTTCAATTTGGAGGTTAAGTTATGGCACTAGGAGGACTACCAGGAGTAAACCTTAGAGAAATAGACTTATCTATCCAACCTAAGATTACTCAAACATTTATTGAAGCTGGAGCAGTAGAGTCTCCTAGAGGTTCTCTACTCCCTCAATTTGTACCTAACACTAACTACTTTAGAGCTAGATACTTCCCTACTGATAAAAGATATAAAAGAGGTCTTTCTACTACTATCTTAGAAGCTGAAGTAGTATTAGAGAAGTCTGCTCTTTGGTTAGTAAGGGTAGCTCACGATGACATTACATTTGCAGGTATGGATATACCTGTTCAAGGTACTACTGATACAGATGGCAATCCTGTTCAACCTTCTCCTTGGACTGTTAGCAAGATATTGGGTTATGACTCTTTAGGAGAACCTTTTAATCCTGATGAAGACCAACCTGAGTTCTCTGATTCCAACATAGTAGCTTACATAATAGCTGAATCTCCTGGACATTGGGGTAACTCAATTTCTATTAGGATTACCAACTTAGATGCTACTGGTAAGGTACCTAACTCAGACTTAATAGAAGTTTTTGTTAATGGAGAGAAAGTAGAGGAGTTTTATGTAAGTACAGACCCTAATGCTAAGTTTAATGGTAAACCTCTCTTTCTCCCTCAAGTACTAAAGCAATCAGCTTACATAAGAGGATTTGTTAACCCTCTGAACTTTGGTAAAAAGCTTCAATCCACTGGTTCTACTCCTGTTAGCTTAGGAGCAGGAGATGATGGTTCAGCAGTAACCACAGGAGATTACATTAAGGCTATTGAGAGGTTAAAAGGAGATACTTATAAGTATCAGGTTATAAATGACTTTGGTATTGCAGATCCTGCTTATGCACTAAAGCTAACTGAAATAGCTCAGGAGAAAAGGAGCTTTGCTACCCTATCAGTTCCTTATGAAGATGTAGCTAGCTCTAACTATGTAACCCAAATTATTGATTACAGGGAAAATCAAATTTCCCTATCAGGAGACTTATCTAGCTTTGCTGGACTTTATGGAAACTGGTTAAAGGTTTACAACCCAGACATAGATGATACACTTTACCTCTCTCCTTCTTGCTTTGCTGGTAAGGTAATAGCTCACACTTGGGCTAACTACAATCCTTGGTATCCTCCTGCTGGATTTAAGAGAGGTTACCTTACTGCTTTAGATGTAAGGAGAAGGATGTCTGTTAATGAAATGGGTCTCCTCTACGACAAAGGTATTAACCCAATTAGGTTTGCTCCAGGAAAAGGTTTAGCAATCTTTGGACAAAAGACCCTTTACCCATTCCTTTCAGCACTAGATAGGATCAATGTTAGACTTCTCCTCAATTATGTTGAGCTAGTAGGTAAGGAGTACTTAGAGTCCTTTATCTTTGACCTTAATGATAAAACAACTTGGGATTTAGCTTACTCAGGTATGGATGCTCTCTTTAGAGACCTCAAAGCAAGGGGAGCATTCTACGACTACAAAGTATTCTATCCTGGAGATGCTACTACTTCACTAGACATAGACAACTACATTATGAGAGTTCCAGTAGCAGTAAAACCTGTTAAGTCTGTAGAGTGGATTGACTTTACTATTGGTATTATTGCTACTGGAGGAGACCTTAACATACTTGCTCAAGTTTAATAGAGGAGGATAGATTATGCCTTGGACAATGGCTGATGTTAAACAGAAGTTACCTCACTTATATACTCCCAACAAGTGGAGATTTCAGATTGTTAAAGAACCTAAAGCTACTAATGTTGAACTTCCTGCTATTGACTGGAATGATTATGACTTAAGATGCTACACTCACGACATTCCTAAACCTACTGCTACCAACTCAGAAATCCAAGTCCATGGTTTCAAAATTAAGCAACAAACTAGTGTAGATTATTCAGGTCAACTTACTATTACATTTTGGCAAGGAGTTGACTTTAAGATTGAGCAGTTCTTCTGGGGACTATTTAATGCTAGTGAAGATCCTGAAAAAGGAACTACTACTAACAGGGAAGACCTTAAGTTTGACTTTAAGCTTATTTCACTAGACCCTTCTAATGAACTTAAAGAAGTTAGGGAGATTACAGTAATAGGAGCTCTGGTTACTGATATGGATTCAGGCCAACTTACAGGAGATCAGCAAGCAGACCCTGCACAGCTTACTATTACTATTGACTATGACTACCATCTCAGAAATTACAAGGGATAGTTAAATGAACATTCAAGAGCTTAAGAATAATTTACCTCACATATCTACTTCTGTTAAGTGGGAAGTCCATCTACAAGGCTTCCCTTACTCTCCTTGGATTGTTAGTGAGGTGAGAGAGCTAATCTTTTCCTACAACCTAGAGATAAGACAAGTTGGAGGGTTTAACTATCCTATCCCATCCAACTACCTAGTAAAGGAAATTCAAATTACCTATTACGAAACTCACAAAAGAGAGGTTGAAAAATTCTTAGAAGAGTGGTCTAAGAGGCTAAAGAAAGGATTTAAGTTCTTATTCCCTGAGAAAGGAGCTCTCCCACTAAAGATAATCAAGTACTCTAATGTAGGTAAGGAACTAACTAAGTTAAGTGAGAAAAACTTCAAAGTGCTACCTAACTCTTCTTTATACTTTGAAGGTAAGTCTGAACCTCAGTTAGAGCAAAACATACTAAACTTAGTAGTTGTAGAGGACTTAAATGAAGATTGAATTTAATCAACCTACTCAACCTGAAACAGGTTTTGTTACCCTTAACTCTACTGAGCTACCTAGTAAAGGTAAGCAGTACCCTTATCAGTTTTCCTTACAGGTTCAACCTTACAAGGTTAAAGATGTCCTAACCCTATCCTCTTCAACTCTAGACAACCTGCAAAAGTATGATGTAGTTTTAGCTGGTATTACTACTCAACCTATATTTGACCTAAATGAACTAACTCTTATAGATGCTCAGTCTTTAGCCTTAATTAGGTATTCCTTATCAGTAGACAACCCAATATTTAAGTACTCAGTAGAGTGTCCATTCTGTAATAATGCTAACTCAGTAACACTAACAGCAGAGGACATAGCTCTTAAAGAACCTGATTTTGACTACCCTATAAGAGTAGGGAACTTTACTTTTGGTTTGCCTACTCTAAGAAGGTTAAAGGAGTTTACCTCACTATCTCCTAACTTTGATGAAACTGAACTGCTATTAGGTACTATTGCTCTATATGAAACCTCTTCCTTACCTATCCAAGAGGTAATAAAGCTACTACAAGAAATTTCCCTAAAAGACTTTCAACTAATAGAAACCTTTGCTGATAAGGTTAGTGAAGTAGGAGTACAACCTAAAACTATAACCTGTAAGTCCTGCTCTAAAGAATTCCAGTTCTTACCAGAGGTGTTACTCCTCCCTTTGTAGGTAAAGAGAAGTATAAAGAGCTACTCAAATCCCTCTACCTACTAGTAAAGAGAGGGTTTAACTGGACTGAGCTAACTAACTTTACTTTACCAGATTTCAACTTGCTCTTAGCTGTTATTAAGGAGACTGATAAATGATCCCTCTAGATAAACTCAAATCAGTTTCATCTAAACTACTAAAACCAGTACAAAGTGTAGTCCTATCTCCATTTAACAAGATTCAAACCCAAACTACTGCTAAAGTTTTATCTTACTCTCCTATTTTACCATCAGAGCTTTTAACTAGGTTTCTATCCTCCAAGTCTTTAACTAAAGAGGAAACTCAAACCTTAATCAAAGAGCTCTCTAAACCTATTCCTGAAGATGTTAAGGTAACGCTAAATGCTGAACCTTTCCTTAAGGTATTACAGAACTGGAATAGTAAAGTTTTAACTGAACCAATTAAGCAAGTATTTCAACAGGACTTTAAAACCTACTTAGAAACCATTAAAACTTACATAGAGCAAAACAAAGAACTTCAGCAATCTAATAAAGAGCTACTACAAGAGATTCAATCTACCTTAGAGAAAGAAGTTAACTTGCTAAACAGCTCTGATGAGGATAAACAAAGAATTATTTCCCTAATACAGAAAATAAGGGAAAAGGATTTAGACAAGATTACTGATAACCTCTACAACTTAGAAAGTAAGTTCCAAGTAATAGCTAATCCTAAATCTGAGCTAGCCACTTCTCCTTTATCTCCAGAACAGCTGTTCTCTAAACTAGAAAACTTCTACAAAGGTTTAACAGGAGGAGGTTTTAAAGAGTATGCTAAAACCTACTTAGAACAAAAGGTTTGGGGAATATCTCCTGAGTTAGGTTTTGCTTTAGAGTTATTTGGAGATAAGATATTTGGATTAGGAGGTAGGGTATTAGGTAAGGGAGGAAGGTTATTAGGTAGGGTACTATCCAAAACAGGTTTAGGTAGTAAAGCAGTTCAAGTTTTAACTAAAGTTGGATTAAAAGCTCCTATTACTACTGGAGGTATAGTTTCAACAGCTACTAATGTAAGTAAGTTAGGAACAGTTCTTAATATAGGTAAGGGGTTACTAGGTAAGGTAGCTTTACCTTTAACATTAGCTTTAGGAGCTTACTCAGCTTATAAGGGATTTAAGAGTGCTGAGAAGATATTTGGTAAGGATGCTACACTAGCACAGAAATTAGAATCAGCAGGAGCTAAGGTAGTATCAGACTTTACCTTTGGTTTAGTATCTCAAGAGAAAGTTGCTAAAGGTTTAGATTGGCTGAATAACAAAATCTTAAAATATACGCCATTTGGAGCTTTATTTAACCTTCTAAATACTAAACCCTTTAGTAAGGGTAGAACTTCCCATAATGGCCAAATAGATAAATCTCAGGAGGTATTTTCTAACCAGTCTAACCTAGATAAGCTACTCTTAGCTCAAATTAAGGTAGAGTCCAACTTCAATCCTAAAGCAGTATCTAGGGTAGGAGCTACTGGTTTAGCTCAGTTTATGCCTGCTACTTGGAAAGAAGTTTGGACTAAGAAAGAGTTCTATGCTAAGTATAATCCTAACTTACTGAAGTATGAAAACATACCTGATATAACTAACCCTAAAGCTCAGCTAGAGGCACAGAAAGCATATATGTCCTACTTACTTTCCCAGTTCAATGGAGATGTTAGATGGGCATTAGCTAGTTATAACTATGGTATAGGTAAAGTAAAGAAGCTTTACACTAAATATGGAGGAGACTTTACTAAAGCTTTTACTGAACTACCTAGAGAAACTAAATCCTACATAGCTAGAGTACTCTCTATTGCTAATAACTCTAACCAACTATCTACTCTATTACCTAAAGCTAAACAGTTAGGTTTAAACCTTGATATACAAGTAAAACCTACTGAAAATAGGGGAGTAGTAAATAAGGATATTAATACTAATCTAGCTAGTAATAATACTAACCAACCTCAACAAGTAGTAGTTATGAATAATACTAATCAACCTTACATTCAAGATAAACCTAGTGAAGAAACTATAATACTCAGTAAACTACTCTTAGGATACTAACAATGTATATACTGGAAAAGCTTTATGAGAGTAGAGAGCTAACAGCAGAGATACAACCTCAAAGCTATCCTGAACCTTTAAGAGGGTTAATAGTTTCTCCTCTTAGCATTAGCTCTAGTTATCAATGGGAAGGAATGTTTGAGTTAAATAAGCAGTCTGATTTAAGTAAGTGGGTTAACAAGTTTAAGACTTTAGCTGGAGCTACTCAGAGTTTGTTCGTAAGCCTTAACCAAACTATTCAACTCTGGACTGGAGGAACTTTATCTCCTCTTAGCATAAGCTTATTTATACCTAACTTAGCTAGCAAACCTGTAGATAAAGCTATCAAGAGTTTTATGGAGTGGGCTAATCCAGAAGTAAATGAAAGCTCTCTAGAAATTAAAGCTCCTCATAACTACTCTCCAGACTTAAAGGACTTAAACAAATCTACAGGGTTGCTCAGGTTAAGGTATAGTACTTATATAAACTCAGGCTTTTACTTTGTATTAGAGAGCTATACAATAAACTGGAGTGACAAGATTTATGAGAACGACTATCCAGCTTATGCTGAGGTTCAGATCACTCTAAAACCTTACAGGTTGCTTTCCAAATCTGAGATAAAGAGTATGCTGGTATGAAAATAGTTAACTATGAGGTTCAGCTAAAGAAAGGTGATTTAGATTTAACTCCATTCTTACAAGGATTCTCTCTAATCCTTAAAGCAGGTTTAAACTTACCAATAGCTAAGTTCTACATAAGGAAGAAGTTTGAGTTAGATATACAAGAGCTGATAAACTTAGATACTCAGTTCACCTTACTATTCCTCAATAAGGAAAACTTAATTACCTACAAGTTCTATCCAGCCAACCTTAACTTTATACCTAACAGGGAGCTTTACTCAGTAGAGTGCGTAGCTTACCTAAAAGAGCTATTAGATAGTTCAGTAGACTACTGTGATGGTACTTCAGTTCAAGCTATAACTAAATTTGCTAGTTCTTTAAGTCCTGATGTTAAAGCTAATGGAGTAGATAACCAAGTTTGGATAAAGACGATTTCCCTTAAGTATACTTTAGAGAACATTTGGTTGCACTCTAAACTATCCAATGGATACTTAGTATTAGCTCTAGACGATAAGCTTTATGGTAGGAGTTCTATTAAACCTGAAATTCACTTATCTACTAAAAAGGAGAGAACCAGCCTACCTCTCTACATAGTAGGTTCAGACCCAATAGTAGAACTAAAGACACAAGGTTTACTGCTAGCTAAAGGGAATACCTACCAACTAGACTATCCCAATTGGCAAACCAACTTCCTAACCTCTCAACCTGAAACTAAGTATGGAATTACCCAACCTATAAGAAACCAGTATGGAATAGATTTTTCCTACATAGATACTGATAATGTTCATCCTAACTACAACCAAGCTTACCTAGACAACATTCAATATTTATCCTCTGGTATTCAGCTAACCTTCCAGACTAACTTCTTCGTACCAGAGATAAACCTACTAACAGGAGTAAAGTTAACAGGATTTAACATTTCCTTAGATGGACTTTACTACCTAGTAGGGAAAGAGGTTTTAGTAGATGGTTCAAGAGTAAATACTAAGTTAACTCTCTGGAGAGATGCTTTATGCTAAGTTTAATAGATACAGTAGACAAGTTCAACTTAAAAGGTAAGTTCATTCTATCAGAGGTAGTAGATAACAACGACCCTAAAAAGCTACACAGAATAAAACTTACCAATCCTCTGTATCAAGGGATACCTAAAGATAAACTACCTTGGGCTACTAGGTTAACCTCAGCTTTTAACTCTAATACTAACAATACTGCTTTCTATGTACCCAACATAGGAGATAAAGTTATAGCAGTTTACCTGAAAGATATTTACCACCCTTTTTACTTTAGTTTAGACTCCTCCCAAACCTCATTCCACTTAGCTACTTATCCTGATGCTTATGGATTGGTAGATAGCTATGGTAATAAGTTCTACATAGATAGGAAAACTGGAGATGTTCACTTTGAGCATCCTTCAGGAATGTTTATCCACATTTACCCTAATGGAGATGTTAAACTACACTCTCCTAACGATATAGAGATACAAGCTGATAATAAACTAAGATTACTAGCTAACAACCACATCTTAATCCAATCTAAGAAAGTTGACATCAATCCTTAACAAGAGGACAAAATGCCTAACATAAGGTTTAACGATATACAGGATACAGGATTAATCTCTACTCCTTCTCATTCAGTAAGGATAGGTATAAGGAATATCCTCCTAACTAAGAAGAAAGAGTTAGGACACGACCCAGACTTTGGTTGCCAAATAGAGGACTACTTATTTGAACTGTGTGATGAGTCTAGTGCAGACCAGTTAAGAGCTATTATCCTAGACTGCTTAAAGCAAGAGGAAAGGATAGAAGTTCTCTCTTTAGAAGTTATACCTGTACCAGATAAGCACTTATTCCAAGTTTACCTAACCTATACTATAAAAGAGTTAAACATAACAGACTCAGTCTCATTTAACCTTATGAGGGAGTAACAATGTTTATCCAAACTGAGACTCCTTACTACTCTCCAGACCATTACTTTAAAGATATAGATGGAATATTATTAGACTTAATCAACCCTGAGTCAAAACCTTACTTACTAGAACCAGTATCAGTTCCTCCTAGTGAAAGACCTGATTTAGTAGCTTACGAAACTTTAGATAATGTAGGGTTCTATTGGATACCTTGCTTACTATCAGGTTCAGTAGACCTGGTTTATAAAACTGCTACTAAAACTTCTTTAGAAGAGTTCCTTATTCAGAATAAGATAGAGGGATAAAATGATAATCAGTGTAGGAGATATAACTACAACTGTTAAGTACTTAGAGGATTACCTAAAGACTTCTCTAGGGGATAGGTATAACGAACTAGCTCAATCAGAGAACTTTAGAATTCTCCTCCAACTTATAGCTATTGCTGTTAACTACTCCCAAATGGCTCAGTCAATAGCTAGGCAAGAGTCCTACATAGAAACTGCTAAATCTGAAACTTCCTTAATAGAGATAGTTTACAACTATGGATTTGTTCTTCCTCCTCTTAAAGGTAGAACATTAAAGGTTAAAACAGACTACTCAGTAGAGCTCTACTCTCCAATAGGAACCTTAGGAGACTATCAGATTATACCAGTAGATTACTATGAGGAAGGAGTTATTTGTAAAGTTGGATATTTGGAAGAAACTTCAATACTTCTTACTACTCCTTACCAAAGGCAAACTGTAATTAACAAAGGTAAATTCTTATCAGACTATGATATCCTTACTGAGGGAATTAATAAAATCAACTTAGCTAACGACATTGTAGAGCAGATAGATAATCCTAAGCAATCTATTCTAAGAGGTTCAGGGTTTTACCAATCTAGGTTATTCTTTGGAGATGGTAAGCTAGGCTACTACAGAAACACTACTGTAACCTACAAAAGGATTTCCTACAATGCAGATGTAAACTCCTTAGACTCTAACTCAGCTCAGTTTACTATACCTGATGCACAGGTAGTAGAAGATACTTTAGCTTGGACTTACTACAACTTAGATGTTATAAGAAATATTTTAAAGTATGTCCCTTTAGACGCTAGGTTAGTAAGGGAAAAGGATTTTGAGTCTTGGTTAGTTTGGAGATTTCCTCAAATACCTTCAGCTAGATGTTTTAAGATTTCTCCTGATGATACCTCTTACTGTTGTGAAGCAGATTTAGAGTTTATCCTGTTAGATAACTCAATCCTAGATTATGTAAAGAATGAAACTGAAAAGAGAAAGCTATTAGCTTTAAAAATAAACTACATTCCTTACCAACCTACGCAAGGGGAGGACTTAACCCTTTCCTTTAAGGTTAGATATGTATCCCAATCCAACTTAGAGAATTTAGTAAACGATTACCTAGAGAAAACTTTAGCACTAAGGTTAATGACTCCTGATGAGTATATAGATCCTTCAATAGTAGCACTAGAACTTTCAGAAAAGTTTTACCCAACTGTGTTTACTCCAGTTAATACAGATTTAATTTCCCCCACTCCTATAAACAGAACTGGGTTCTTTAAGAGTGTAACAGCTTCTCTAACTGAGGTATAACTATGAAGATAAAAAGGTTTATACCAGAGAACTTAAGAGATGTAGAGATAATCAAAATTACCTCAGACCTACTAGAGAACTTTGTAGATGCTACTGTAAAGGTAATAGGAGAAAGGGAGTGGGATGAGGAATTCGGTTCTAAACTAAAAATCCAAACTCCTCAAATTAAAAACTATTACTTACAGTCTTTTGGTAGTAAGGGTTTTTACCTAGCACTAGGTAACCTAACAGACCCCACCTTTACTGTTAAGGAGTGGTATGAATACCCAGAGAACTTAGTAGATAGATGCTGTGTAGTTATAGAAGTAGATAGAGCAGGTAGAACTGAAGAGGAAGTAGACGAATTTGTAGCTCAAGCTTGGCAAAGTTTAAAACATCTTTGCTTAAAGTGTTATCTACTCCTATACAACCTTAACTATGAAGATATAATATCAGGAACTGCTAATGAGGAGTTTTGGGTAGAAACAGACCAATCCTTTGTTGACTCATTCTTTAACAACTTCTATCCTAAGTGTGAAGACCCAGGAGCAATAGTAGGACTTTCCAATGTAGGAGAGTTTGAAGTAGGTAAGTACTGTTGCCAATCTAATCCAAGAATTGGTTTAACTCAAGTAGGTAAGTTCCTAATAGGTGAGGAGTGTTACTACTGGCCTATTCAAGATGAGTTCTGGTCTGAAACTGATAACAACTTTACTGATACCTTAAAAGCAGACCTTAATCCTTCAGTAATTGGATATTTCTATGTAGGTAAAGCAACAGTATCAGGTAGCTCCTCCTCAATATCTGATGCTTACTACTCCAACTTAATTGCTTACCCTGAAGACAATTTAGAGTTTAAAGCTAATTCTAAGTTAGAAACTATTGCAGACAATTCCTATTGTGAGTCAATAGGTCAAAGCTTTTTGGGTAATTACTCCCTAGTAGGTTGTAATAACAGAATTGGTAACTTCAAAGTAGGAGAGTTAACTACTGAAACTTATCCACTTAAAGACAAGTTAACTACAAGCCAAGAAACTTTTGCTGAAGATGTTCTCAGTTCAGACCTAAATGGAATGTTTGTAGGAGCTACTACAGTAGGGAGTTCCTACATTAGCTCTAATAAATCAGGTATTTCTGATGTCCTAACGATACAGGAGGTTTAAGTATGAAAGATAGGTTTAAAGTAAACCCTTTTAGTCAACTTAGAGTAGGCTCTCACCTTCAAGACCAACTTACTATATCTCCTAAAGGTATTTTAACTATCAAAGATGAGCAGGGTAATGTAGTTCTCCACAAGAGGAATAAAGTAGTTCAAAATGCAGTTAACCTCCTCTTAGCTATGATGAGCAACCAACCTAACAAAGGTATCTCTAAACTCCTCTTAGGTACTGGAGGAACAGACTCAGATGACAATCCAATTCCTCCTAGCTGTTCTGATACAGGTTTAGTAGAACCCAAGCTTGAACTACCTGTTTTAGACTACCAAATTGACCAAGTAAACAAAGCTATTACATTCAACTTTTACCTAGACAAAGATACTGGTAACTCTGATGAAGGAACTCCAGTTAAGTACTCAGAGTTTGCCTTAGCAGATGCTAACAATAACATATTTGCTAGAATTACAGACTACCCTCTCTATAAAACTAACACTAAAGCTTACACACTGCACTGGACTATTATCTTAGATTTAACTTGCCAAGAATAATCAGGAGGATTAGATAATGGCTGAGAAAAAGCTCCCTCACGAAAATTTAGACTGGTATAGACAGTATGAAAAATTTGATGGAACTACAGATGATACTCCACAAGGAGTTGCTAATAGACCAATAGCTCAACTACTGGAAAACGACCAGTACTTAGTTCAAGAGTTAGAAACTCTTTCTGAAACTGTTGAGAACATCTCAGGGATAGATGCTACTGTAATAACCAAACCAACTATTACTAATCCTACTGATGGAGAAACTAACTTTTCAGGAACTATTGAGTCCTCTCCATTTCAACCATCAGAGCACTTTTATGGCACTCACGATGCTTCAGATTGGGAAATAGCTACTGATTCAGAGTTTACTAACATAGTTGAGTCCTCATATAACGATACTGCTAACCTAACCTCTTACCAACCTCAAAACTTAGACCCTGAAACCCTCTATTATGTAAGGGTAAGGTATAAATCAGACTACCACATTTCAGATTGGTCTGATCCTGTTAGCTTTACTACTGCTAGTGCTTACATAGAAACTCCTACTGTATCTACCTCTGATACAGGTTCACTTTATCCTACATTTAAGCTTACACCATTCAAAGCTTATGGTTATACTGATAATTGGCAAAGTACTGATTGGCAAATAGCTACTGATCCTGAATTTAACAACTTAGTTCTTAACTACACTGAAACTGACCCATCAAAACAAGATACATTAACAATTGACCAAGATATACTTGATATAGATTCAACTTACTATGTAAGAGCTAAGTATAATGGAGATGCAGGTCATTCCTCAAACTGGTCTAATGTACTAGAGTATAACACTACCAAGTATCAAATTGAATACACAATTCCATCCCAAGAAAATGAGCAGTCTACTGTAGAAGGTGATGTAACTCACGATGGAGGTAAGACTTTTGATACCTCTAAGTATACCTTAAATGGAATTGTTACTCATGGTATTTTAACAATAAGTGGAATGCACTTTACTTGGGAACTACCTGAAGTAGACCAAGACACAACAGCTACTATTACTCTATGGGTAACTAGGAATTTAGATGGCAACGATGTAACTGAAAGAGTTTCTAAGCAACTCACTATTAAGGATATTCAACTCACATCAGACACAGCAGTAAGCGTATCTAATTTTAATGAAGACAACACTGAGTATAACGATGGTTGGGATTTAACTGCTTAGTAATGGAGGTTTAATATATGAAGGCACTAAAAGGTGGCTGGAAAGAAATACCTATTTTATCTGGTTCTGATAGTAACACACTACTAACTCCAGTTGAGATAAAGGAGAATGAAGAATTAGTATTGTTTGATGGTACCAACTACATAAGGAATAATGTTGGGAGTGTTACTCAACAGGGAACTCCTTGGGATATAAGTGACTTATTTATTGGTGATAGTTTATCGTTAGATATTAATATTACAACTGATGAGGTTGTGGGTATATTTGTATCTGATAATTATCAGAAATTATTTGTCACAACTTCTGAATCGGATTATCCTGTTTATGTTTTTGATGTTGATTTCAAAAATTCAGCAAAGATAAAAAGACTAATAGGAAGATTTACTTTTACTGAGCCATCAGAATATTTATCTAATATTTGGCTTTCAGATGATGGTTATATTTTAATATTGCTTACGAATGGAAGGATATACAAATATACTTTGACGAATCCTTTTGATTTAAGTTCAAGAACTTATGAAGCAAGTTTAGATGTTGAAGGTTATCCCCATCATCTCTATTTCAGTAAAGATGGATTAACATTGTTTTTACTTGGTATAGATAATACTATTAGAAAATATGTCTTATCAAATCCATATGATATAGGTTCAATTACATCTCCTGCTCAAGTTTATACCTTTCCAGAGGGTAATAGTACCTCATATCATTCAGGATTATTGTTTTCTGGTGATGGGAGCAAGCTAATAACAATACAAACGCAGAATAAAGTTTTACAAGAATTCTCGTTAGGGACTCCTTTTGATTTAACCACTATTAATTCAACTCCTGATATTGAAAAAGGTATCTCTTCAATAATAGAGACAAACTATTACAGTATTTCATCAGTTGATGGTAAGTCTATCTATTTTATTGACCCGATAAAATTAACATTGTTATATAATGTTGTTAATTCTATTGATATTTCCTCCTTCTCCTTATCCACTACTCCTACTAAAGCATTTAAACAATATTTTCCTGCTGTTTGGGTTTCCATTCCTTTTGAACAAGAAGAAACTGATAATGACTGGTATCAATATCAAGTAACTGTTACTGAAAAACTTAAAGAGATTAAAGTATTATCAGGTTCTGATAGTACTACACTAAAAACGGTAGATGAAGTTGTGACTGGTGAAAAGGTTGTACTGTATAATAATGTAGATGGAGTTAAGGAAGGAGAGATTGGGAGTGTTATATTGAATAACGACAATATTAGTAGTGCACAATATGATACAAGTTTTGAACTACCTACAATTGCAAGTTATCCTACTGGTTTATTTTTTAAGCCAGATGGAAGTGTTATGTATGTTGTAGGTGATTCGGATAATAATGTTACTAGCTACAATTTATCTACTCCTTGGGACATCTCAACAGCAAGTTATTCAAGTAGCTTTTCTGTTAGCAGTCAAGATTCTTTTCCAGGAGAGATTTTCTTTAAACCTGATGGAACAAGAATGTTTATTGTTGGATCTGACCATGCGGCTATTTATCAATACAATTTATCTACACCTTGGGATATAACAACAGCAAGTTATTCAGGTGAAGTTTCTTTAGGTGCACAAGTTTCTAATCCGAACAGATTATATGGACTTTTCTTTTCTCCTGATGGTCTTAAAATGTTTGTTACAACATCCATAGAGCGTAAAGTTTATCAATACAATTTATCTACACCTTGGGATATAACAACAGCAAGTTATAGTAATATTAGTTATTTAAGTAACAGATCAACTTATGGTTTATTTTTCTCTCCTGATGGAACAAGAATGTTTATCGCTGAAACTATTGATACAAATTATCAAATTAGTCAATACAATTTATCTACTCCTTGGGACATCTCAACAGCAAGTTATTCGGATGGTTTTTCTTTAAGTTATAGCCCTAGCAGTCTTTTTTTCAACTTAACAGGAACTAGATTATTTGTATCTAGAAGTGGTAGTAGTAGGAAAATTTATCAATATAATTTTCCGAATTCTGTATATTCCTATCACCAAGCAGATATCTCCTCCTTCAACCTTACCAATCCTCCACAAAAAGCGTGGAAAGAACCTACAAAAGTCTACATTGCTATGGAATCCAATCCAGATAGATGTCTATATTTTGATGAAGATATAAGCGATAAGATACAGAAAGCTACAACTAATAGTTTTGAGTTAACTGACGATTTAAGTAATATACTAGAAGTGGGTGATGAGTTAATAGTAAACAAAAAACAAACTACAATCACAGATTTTCAGTTGAAGGTTGAAAAGTTTGTTAAAGGAAGTTTTAAAGAATCCTCAAAAGCTATTCTAGTAAATGATAAATACTATCTATTTTCTTTTGACTCGGATTATAACTTGTATATTTCCACGTTTGACAAGAAACTTAATCTATTAGGGTCAAGAAAGATTTCTAAGTCATATCTTGGTTTGGGTGCATATCTAAGAAATATTCATGAATCAAATGGGAAAATTTACCTTATTTTCCCGTATGGATTATTGGTTTACAGTACTGAAACAGGAAGTGTATTTAAACAAAGTTTAAGTAGCAGCTACAATATTAATGCTAGCGCAAAATATGATAAATATCTTTACTTAGTTAGTATTGAGTCAAATAAATTGTATGTTTGGAAATATGATACAACATCAAATTCAATTGCTGATTCTTTAAAATTTGACTTGACAAGCGTGAGCGGATTTGCGGATTTTGGAATTGTGCCTGGGGATCTCGTATTTGAATCAAATAAATTGTTTCTTGCTGGTAGGGGCGATAGTGGAAGTAATGGTGTTATTGGTTATATTGATTTTAATAATAGGCGATTACGTCTTGTAAAGAAATACGATACTGGTGTGAATGATAATTTTAGAATAAATTATGGATCATTCGCGATAGGATATCTGGCATATGATAACACAAAAAATATACATCTCACTTTTGTAGGTAAAGCTTCCGTAAGATATTCATATAATGCATTAGTGCCTACAGGATATTCTGCTTTTGATGGTACAAATGTTTATATTACATTTGGATTTTCAGATGGAAGTGTTCATAAGAGTGGTATAGCAAGAATTAATGTGAATGATCCGAGGAATGATTTTGATTTTTGTTTACTAGATGAAGATTATGGTTTAAATAAAATTGAATTAATAAGTGGTAAACTTATAATATCAGCTCGTGATGGTGTACTTGTTTTAGATAAATTATTAACTAATCCCAATCTTAACCATTTTACACCTACTATTCTTGATTATAACGTTACAACTGTAAATTCTCCAACAATTGAACCGACTAATGTATCTAATCCATTATCAGATCTTACATCAATATCATCTGTAAATACAGAACTTACGTATGAGACACTATTTGAAAGCATATTAAACTATGTAGAAGTTCCAGAACAATCTTCAACAATAACCTCAGTTATCATTCCTCAAAGAACAGAACCTCAAACTCTACAATATAGAACCTACTTATCAGACCAAGATGTTATTAAATCAAGATACCA